TTTGATACTGTTGTTGGATGCATGATTTATCCTGTTTCCGCAAATGGGGAGGCAAATCCACTTGATTGGCCCTGTAAGTCGCTCAACTCCTGAAGAGATGTACGAAGGTTAATTGTTGCTCCACCCATTGATTGACCAGTGACATCAAATTTGTTGAGTAGGAGGTTACCAGTGCGATCAACTGAGCGGTTTGTTGTTCCACCATCTGCGTCGATGCTGCTTTCGATTAACTGACCTGCATCGTTGAAAGACGCTCCAAGCTGACTAAATTTAGTACGCATTGCAGGGTCTAGATTTGTCAGTCGTGAAGCTGACTGTGCCTGATTACGGGCCTGTGTAATCTGTGAAGCATCCAGACCAGCTAGACCTTCAGCAAATTGTTCTTCCAAACCTACGGAGCGTTCTTGTATTTCAGTAGTCAAATCTTCCTGACCCATTTGGAGTGCCTGAGAGTAGTCGCCAATATCTTCCCGCAGTTTCTCAGATTGATTGGCCTGTGCTTCAAAAATATCATTTCGGGAGTTGGTTGCTAATTTCTGATCTTGCCCGTAGCGGTCAGTGTAATCGTCAAAGCTGCTTACAAATTGATCCTGTCCCTGTTGTAGGGCTTCCTGATTTTGCATAGATTGGGCTGCATAAATATCCGCAGTGTCAGACATATTATCTAGATTTGTTTGTATATTAGCCTGACCGCCCAAGACGTTAGCTTGCGTCTGCGTCATTTGATCTGAGGTGTTGGCAAATCCTTGATCCATAGCTTGACCAGCGGCAGCGAAGCTTGCATCTGCTTGGGCAGCATTAGCTGTGCGATTGGCCTGTGCATCAGTAAATCCCTGTGCCTGATCAACAAATCCTTGATCGACTGTGCCTTGCAGATTGCTAGTGGCTTGATCCACCGTATCGAAGCGGTTTCCCATGTCCTGAAAGCCAGCGGTCTGGCCTTGACTTAGGTTGCTGAATTGCTGTTGGGACGCAGTATTATACTGGCCCAGCAAGTCTTCAATGGACGCAAAACCTGTATTCACGTTAGATTTAATCTGACCAGTGTCGGATAAGATGTTGCCAGTGTCACCTAGTACGTTTGCAAAACCTGCATCCATTGCCGCTGACTTAGCCAGATTGGAAGTGTCTATAGTCGGTGCTGGTGGAGGAGGTGGAGGAGGTGGAGGAGGTGGTGCTGTAGTTGTGGTTGATGTATTGCCCATAGCCCCATCGACTGCCATACCCGTAGTATCGGCAGCTAGACCTGTACCTGTAGTTACGGCAGTCGATGCGGGAGTAGCTGCGGGAGTACCGCCACCGCCACCTTTAAATACAATAAGTCCTGAACTTCGTGGATTTAGGTGGCGCAATATTGGGTTAAACAGCATTCTATAACTCCTGATCAAAAACGTAGTAGAGCGTCTTAAAGCTATTCCCGCTTCTACTTTTGAGTGGTTTCAACTTACGTTCCCAACCCTTGCGTCCCCAGACTTGCAAAGACTTGCAGCCGTTGTGTTTCGCAAAATCTTCTAGATTATGGAACTGATCCTTCATGTTGCGCACCGTATTATCGACAGAAGTGAGGCAAACAATGTGAAGGTGTTTTGTGTTTTGAGTGACTATAATTTTTGTCACCGTCACACATGATAGTTTTTCATTGTGGTCTACTGTAGCCCAAACCTGAGCTTGATTGTTTAGTGCTAATTTGCAGATGTCGAATGAGGTTAGTTCGCCTATACCGTGTTCTAAAGCTCTATCAATATGCGGTTCTAATACCGTCCAATATCGTATTACATTTTGAGCTGTTAAGACGAACGACCTGTACTTATCAGGAGTATCGTTCATTGTGTGTGGTTATACCTAGTTTAACAATATCACAATTGTAGCACTTAGTTAAGTCATTAGCAAGTGGTAATTGTAAGGGTATTAAGGCTTAGTGGGCCAATCAGCGTCTTCGAGGTTAGGCCAGTTAGAATGAGCCGTAAGGTCACGCAGTGCCTGACGATACGTTGTCATCGCCGCATCCATTGTCACATCAGTGAGCGCAAAGTAATCAGTTTCAGCCAGCAAGGTATCACGCTTAGTGCGATTGCTTGCAGCTACATTGGCATCCAGTGTCGCCTGATATGCAGCCTCGTGCTGCGCTTTAGTCGTAGTCGCTACGTTGCCATCATCATCTGTCTCAGTCGTGTCGGCAAACATATCTCGAGCAACGTAGTTCTCGACCCAATTGCCGTTGCTATCCTGTACTACGCCATCACGAACAGAGTTCTGATACTGTGTAGTCGTAGCCGCTGGTGAAGCTAGGACAGCCTCTAGGTTAAGGCCAGCAAGTGTTGCAGCCTTCCATGTCCGAGGCAAAGATACGTTGCTGTAGTGGCTACGCCATTGCCCTTGGGTCTTAACTTCGCCTGTTTCTGTGTGTCTGTATTCAGCCATCAGAGTGATCCTTTCGTGATGCTGTTGAGTTATGCGATTGCGTAGAAGATGTATGTTGCACCAGATGCGTTCATATTATAAGCACTTACATAGTTTATGGTAAAACCAGAGCTTAGAGGGTCTATAATATCATAGTTATTATCTTCTGCTGTAGTTGTATTCGGGCGAAGTATAGCGTCATTTCCTGCAACAATACCCCTTGCAGTATCTAGTATAAACCACGTCCCACTTGAGTCTGTCCTTTTAAGGAGGACAAACCTTGCAGCTGTCGTAAAGCCACAGTCAATGTCTTGTGAAGTGCCATTACCAGTAAACGAACCCACCTTGGATACGCCGGGGAGTGTGGCGAAGAGGTAGGCTATGTAGTTTTCGCCTGAATTATTTACCGTATGGTCAGAGGCAACTGTAAATGATGATGCTGTTGGCTCAGTGTTGTTAAAATCACCTGCATCTGACCACGCATTGGTTAGGTTTAAGAACATTTTCTTTGGGGTTCCACCGCTATCGGTTCCTGCGTAAACAACCCATTTATCTGATTGATCTCTGTTTTTTACCCATATCATCTCAGGTGCAACTGTTAAGTTATGGCTTACAGTACGACCCACTACTGAATTTCCGCTGTAAGCAACGACATCAAAGAAGCCGGGCGCTCTCTTCCACATCCATGAGTAAAAACTTGTGTTTGTTCCACTATCATACCAACCGTCCATGTAATCAAAGTCGGCATTGCTAAACCAGCTAACTTCTGCATCTGTTGAGTTAGTTTTAAGGTTCGGTGTGCGTCTTAGACGGTCTTTTACGTACCAATCATATGTAGTACCCACATTGCGAACTAAAGCAAGATCAACAGGAAAACCACTTTGAAATGCAGGGCTAGTGCTAGGACTTTGTAAAGCATCTACTGCAAACACCTCAGTCCCACTCTCAGGTTGAGCAAGGGGTCCACGGCGGATTGCCATGTAGATGTAGTTGCCACCATTAATATTACATTCACCGTCGCCAGAATTTAATTGAAACCCTTGAGAGTTTGCCCCTATTCTGGGTTGAGATTCTTCTATCCCATTGTCATTAGCTCTAATTCTAGCTCCATTACCAGAGGCTGGCATTCCACGTATCACATCATAAATTATCCAACTTTCATTACTATCGCTTCTTTTTACTAACACCCACTGCGCTTCAAAACCTAAGTTAATAACATGACCTGCTGTACTATTACCAGCATAACTACCACACTTGATAATGTCCGAACCATCGGGGCCGAACTCACCGTCATTATTGTTGTGTGCGAATAGGTAGGCTACGTAAGTGCCACCACTTGTACCTGTTTGATTATCACCGTAAACTCTAAAAGTTGTGCTGGTCATATTAGCAACACCGCTTGCAGTAAACCTACCACCAGCATCTCCTGAACTGTCAGAAACATTAAGCTGCAACATTTCCGAGGGAATACTTCTGTGCCATACAGCCCAGTTTTCTGCTGAGTTAAGTCTTTTTATTATAACAGTACCAGGTGCAGTACCTAAGTTATGAGATATATCTTGAAAGTCAGCGGCACCATTTCCTGTACCAGAATATGTAACGCAATCAAAAAACTTAGGGGCCTTCCGAAAACTCCACGAGGCGTAGTCTTGACCAGACTCATTAAACTGTTTGTCGGTCCCGTTTTGCAGCGTAAAGCCATTACTATTAAAACTACTGACACTTCTACTGGCAAAGTCTAATTCAGAAGTAGCTAGGTTGGGCATTACATACTTATAATTGCTGTTTGATCCAGTGCCTCTTTCGCTGTCAACTATCCAATGCTGGTCAGCAGAAGATCGTATTTTTCCCCAAATCATTCCACCTTCACCAGCAAGGTCAATACCGTTGGTAATCGTCTGTGCAGCACTCGTGCCAGCATATAAGTAAGTGCTGAACACGTCTGTAATATCAAGTGCAGCACCGCCAGCATTACCAGCAGCGGCTTGGAGCATTTTCTTTTTAGTAGCCATTATGTAAGCTCCTTATGCTAGAGCCTGACCAGCTGTGAATCCATACCAGTTTGTTCCACCGTCACGGGTGGTGAACACGAAGATGTCCTTAGCAGACGCAGTGGCTGTAAGGGTTGGTGCTGTAGCCGCTGGAAAGTCTACTGAGGCAGGCCATGTAACTGTGAAGCCAGAGGCACCGCTGTCTTGGATGATCTCGATGCTAAAGGTGTAGGCTGTTCCAGATGCGGGTGGATTGCTAAACGTGAACGTGGTGTTCTCTGTCAGCGTGTGGCTAAACGAGTTGCCTGTCTCACAGTTGACCGTGGTGGCGTTAGAGCTTGATGTGACAGCGGAGTAGTTTTCGTTGTAGCTAGTGGCTAAAAGCTCACCAGTTACATCAACAGCACCACTGAATGTACCACCAGATGCTGCACTTACAAAGTCTGTAGGTATAGTAGGCGTACCAGTGATGTCAGAGTAAGCACCACTTGTGGCAACGGTTGCTAGTGTAGGTGTACCAGTGATGTCAGAGTAAGCACCACTTGTGGCAACGGTTGCTAGTGTAGGTGTACCAGTCACCTCTGAATAAGCAATAGCCCCATCAGCCAGAGGATTACCCGCTGCGATAAGGTCTGCTAGGTCTCTTGCTTTTGTCATTGGGTTATCCTTTTACAGTAATTTTTGTTGTCGCAACCGCAAGTCCCGCATAGACATTAGGTGAATCTGGCGTAGTAGACAAAGACCCGTCTTTTTGAACGTAATGCTTGCTTCCTACCGTAAGACCAGACTGATTTTCATTAACAGAACTTATAAGTTGAGCTGTTACGGTTGCGCCATTTGAATAAGCTGCATCCGAAAAACCAATAAAGTTTTCTTCCAGCAAGTTACTTGCAGAGTCACCGCCATCAATAACCGAAGCCTCACCGTTATCATTTGTAGACGCCCTAAAAAAAGTGACTACTTTTTCAGCCACTGGTTCGTAAATGGAATCCATTGGGTCAGCCATATTAAAGGGTAACTCACCTGGAACCCCCACTGAAATACTGTTCCCAATAACTTCAAAAGGCACAACTTTAATTTTAGTGCCGTCAAGTTGGCTTTCGCCCATAACCATAACCCTGTCATACTCCACAGAATAAACAGCACTGATATTATTAAGTGCATCCCCCTCTAAAAGTTTGGTGGCACTTCCGTAACTTATACTTGTGCCACTAATTGTCCCAACTCTTGCAAAAAGACCAAGGGTAGAATCTGCCGTTGCCCTATATACAGAAACTATTTTATTACCACTACTAACGAAAACAGTACCTGTGTAGTTTGAAGCCGCACCAAGGCCATCATCGTGTACCATTACGGCGCTGCCTAAGCTAATAGTGTCTCCGCTTACAGTCGCAACCACTGCTTTAATTGCATTGCTTCGTCTATAAGTATAAACAATTTTTCCACTGTTACTGTCGTAGGCCGAGCTTATATAACTTGCACTTGCTTCACCCGCAGTAACACTACCAAAGCTAACAGATGTGCCACTAATATAAGCAGTGCAAACCTCAAGAGATTGACCACTGTTGTTATCACTAACGGCCAAGACTACCCTGTTGGCAGCGGTATCATAAACAGCACTCCCATAATAAGAGGAATATGCCCCATTAAATTGAGATTTGCTACCAAAAGAAATAGATGTACCGCTAACTGTGCCAACCACAGCTTCGGATACATTAGAACTTCCTCCGAAACCAATCACTACCTTGTTTGCATTAGAGTTAAAAGCTATTTGCATTTGCTCTGCTGCGTTTGTAGCTGTGGACTGAATTACAACGGGAGTACCAAAACTTATGGAGCTACCTGAGACAGTCCCTACAACAGCCATTGGATATTGAGTGTTGTTACGATAAGCTACAACAATTTTATTAGAGTTGCTATCAAAAGCAGCCGCAGCAAAATATGCTCTTTCTGCACCATAAAACTCTGACCTTGACCCATAAGACAAACTAGTGCCGGAAATACCAACAGAGGAAACAGTGCCGTTTGTGTTTATCATCAGGGTATCCCCTGTAGAGATGGTTCCAGAAGCAATTGCGTCTAAGCTACCGCCACCTCCACCAATACCAGCCGTACCCAGCGCAGCTACAGTAGTCGCATCTACAGAGGTAATATTATTCAGCGCCCTGCTATCATCTATGACGGTTGTACCGCCTACTTTAATCGCCATCTTCGTATCCTTTACTAGGTGATTGTTGCGTTAGTGTTGACGCTGCCAGCTACATCGAGGTTGCCGCTTGCATCTAATTTCATCTTGTTCGTGCCGCCTGTAGCGAAATAAAGGGAGCCGCCGCTTTCGGTGATTGTCCAGTTGCCAAAGTCAGCAGTTGTAACATTTGCTGTAACAAAGGTTGGACTAGACGTTGTTGTTAGTGCCTGATTTATAGCAGTTAAGTTAGCGTTGTACGCCTGAACAGTAGAACCAATGTCTGCATCTTTAAGGATAGTTGCATCAATAGGTTCGTACCGTGCGTCTGCCTGTGTCTTAGTATAAGTATCAGCTACGACAAAAGTACCAAAACCTACGATGTCTATCGTATCTCCTACGGATGCACCTGATGATAAGACAATGGACGTACCACTTGTAGCCGTGAAGTCTGTGCCACTAATAAGCTTAACGCCATTGAGGTAAGCATCAACATAACCGGGGTCATACGTTGCAGCAAAGGCAGTCTGACCAGCGGTAGCAGTGTAAGTGTTACGGTTACTTGTACCATTCACAGATGAACCAGCGGCCTGCCAGCCAGAGCCACCGTAGACGTACATGATGTCCGTGGTAGTGTTGAAGTATAAAGCCCCAGATATAAGTGCATCGCCATCGTTATCCGTAGCAGGAGCGGAAGACTTAGCGCCAAGGTAACGATCATCAAAGCTATCGTATGATGCGGCGGCGGCTACAGCTGAACTAGCAGCGGAAGTAGCAGAGTTACCTGCATTAGTCTCACTGGTAGCAGCGGCTGTAGCAGAAGCAGCGGCTGCATTGGCATTGGTTTGTGCAGATTGCAAAGAACCTGTTATCGTATCAACATACGTTTTGTTTGTAAGATCAGAACCATTAACAGGTGCGTATGTAGTTGTAATCTTCTGGCTACCCATGTCGATAGCACCAGACATAGTACCACCAGCTTTACCTAAATAAGTGGTGTCAGAAAATGACTTCGTGACTGCATCTTGATTGGCAGTCGGATCACCTAGACCAGTGATTTTAGCTGTACCCATCGCTATTGCACCAGACATAGTGCCGCCAGCTAGTGGTAGCTTAGTAGCAATGCTGGTTGTTATTGTATTAGCAAAGTCTGAATCGTCACCCAGCGCAGCCGCTAACTCATTCAACGTATCTAGTGTACCGGGGGCGCTATCTACTAAATTAGACACCGCCGTATCAACGTCTACTTTTCGGGCTGCGTCATTTGCATTTACAGGTGCTGAAAGATTAGTGATGGTAGCAGTCGTACCAGCGTTCATGTTCAGTGTGCCGTTGATAGTCACATCGGTGAATGAGGATGTGCCGCTAGACGCTGTTACATTACCTGCTACGTTGCCTGTAAGATTACCTACTACGTTACCCGTTACGTTACCCGCCACGGTTCCTGTAAGCGGCCCTACAAGGCTTGTACCTGTAATTGTCGTACCTGTTACGGCTGCAGGTGTTACTGCGCCAATACTTGTACCGTCAATGTTACCACCGTTAATATCAACAGTAGCAAGGGTGGCCTGACCAGACGTACTTACCGTAGTAAAACTACCCGCCGCCGCAGTCGATGCGCCAATGACTGTAGCATCAATAGCACCACCGTTTACGTCTACAGTCGCAAGAGTAGCAAGCCCATTAGATGTGATCGTAGTACCTGTAATAGCCGCAGGAGTAGAAGCTCCAATAGTAGTGCCGTCGATAGCACCGCCATTAATATCTACAGTGGCTAGTGTTGTGGTTCCTGTAGCAGAAAGTGTAGTGAAGCTACCTGCAACAGCGGTGGTATTACCAATTACAGTATTATCTATTACCCCAGAATTAAGATCTACGGATGTAATAGTCGTAGTTCCAGTAGCAGCTAAATTAGCGAACCCTGCATCGCCTGTTACGTTAAGTGTACCGCCCACAGCCACGTTAGTAGCCGCCGCAATCCCACCACTAAGAAACAAGTCCTGAAAACGAGTAGAAGTATTACCCAGATCGATAGTGTCGTTAGCAACAGGCAGTATTGCATTACCATTAGATACTTTTACTAACTCTTCCCATACCGCTGCGTTAGAAGAATTAACGATACAGATATAGGTACGGCCTGTTGAAGTATTCTGCCACATGGAGCCTACTACATAGCCCTGAGAGCTATCGTTGGTGGCTATAGGTGCGGCTGTGGCGTCCATTTTATTTAGACCACCTACACCGCCATTTACGGCTGGCAAATACCCAGAAACGGAGGTCGCCAAAGGTATCTTAGGAGCATCACCTGTAGCGCCAGTATGTCCATGACCAGTTGTGCCGTGAAATGCGTCAGCTACCTGATTAAACTCAGAATTAAGGGGAGGTGCAGTAATAGGCGACCCATTAATTATAGTGCCTGTGGACTGCCGTGTGTAACCTGCCATAGTTTATCTTCTCCCTGCCGCAGTAAATTCAAAGACCATACCTTGGATGCTGAATGACTCTGTCTGACCTACCGTCACAAAAGTAGCTTGTGCAGAAAATCCTGATCCCTGAATGTCACTGGTCATAATTGGCTTAGATGAGCCGCCATACAGTACGTTTGTGGCAGCATAATTAATGTTCCTACCATCGTATTGGGTAGGCGCTCCTGAAGATGTCTGTGAGTATGTGGATGGCGTTGAAACAGCCCCGTCACCCCAATCGTAGGTCATGGAAAGTAACATTTCTAACGGGCCTTCTGCCCGAATAAAGGTATTAATCTTTCGCATTATTTTGCGTTGTTCTGTCTCGCCAAAATCTAGGTAAGGTGTAGCGTAAATGCTTACGATATCTTCGCCATTGAAGCTTATACCGTCTTCTTGCTTGTATACTTTGCCGTCATAGTCACCGTGTAATACGAACTCTGCGGTTCCAATATATCCGCTAGTACAACAGGAAGCCCGAATACCTAGAAGTTCGCCAAACTCCCAGCCAATAGAACCAGAGCTATTAGTTAAGCCGCCAATAATACCAAGACTATCGGCTGCTTCTGTAGTGTTATCACCGATAAAATATCTGACTTGCGACTTTGACCTAATGACAACGCCATTCAGTGTGGTCATGTCTTCGTTTTTAATGATATCGACTAGGGTGGCCTGTATGGGCTTAGATAATGTTTCAAGCTCCACATCGCCTATTCGAGAAGTTGAGGCGCAAGGTCTGAAGCCATCAGGTGCGAGGAACATTAGATCCCCGCCAATTTCCAATACGCTGTCCCTTGCCACGCAGCCTACGTTTGCGGTGACCTGTGCGAGAGTAAAGTTACCAGAGCCATCCACCCCAATCTTTTTGATTGAGTTACCGCCGAAGACAAATAAGTCATCCCGAAAAGGTTTAATCTGTACTACATCAAAGCCAGAGGCCAGTTGTCCCGCACCCGCTGCCGTAGTCCAAGTATACGGATCATTAGGTGCGCTATGTGCTACTGCCGCTGCGGTAGCTTCATGGCCTGATAAAAACACATGGTTCTCAAACACATCGACCAAAGCAGGGGCATTCAGCGCCTGTGGGCCACCCGCAGTATTGTTTGCCGCATCGTATCCACCAGAATGAGAAGATTTGATCTCTTTCCAGTTGGCTCCGTTAAATACTATGGCGGGATTTACGCCGTCTACGAAGATGATGTGGTTACCTGTGCCAAAGTTAAAAGTAGCGTGGCGCAGCTTATCTACGGTCAGGCCGTTTAGGGTCATCGGGCGAGATACTGAGTGATCTAGTGTATACTTACGCCAGCCGATTGATGCGGTGTAAAAGTAAAAACTATAAGTATTAGCTCCAGCATCCTGACGGGCGGCAATGATCTTAGTGGTATTCGTTACGTCTTCTTTAAAGATAGCCAGACCTAAGACCTTGCCCTGTCCCGTGGTCTGTCCATCAACCGTCACTTCGCCGTAATCACTATCAAATTGTGAGTAGCCTTCAATACGACGATAGCCCCCAAAGAGGCCCGGTTCGTAGTTAACAAGTCGCGTGGCAGAGCCGGGGCTATTATCCGAAAGATCTAAATGATTTTCGTTACTATTCAGACCGCCACTACAAACTAATTTGAAGGATTGTATTTGATCTGGCATCTAGAATTTAATCCTAGTGTCTCGGATTGAGACATTGTTATTAATATATAATGTTTGGAGGTCTTTGATGCCCTTCTCGAAGGCGATATACGCTACCTGTGCGGACTCCACGTTATCTTTGAACATATATAAATGATACAGCGCCCCATCGATTAGGACGGTATCGTAGCTTTCTGGGATGCGGGTGACATCTGTTGCGCCAGTGATGTCAGTGTAGTTCAAAAAGTATCTAAACTTTATTGTGAACGCCCGGTTTGGTGAGGGGCTTACGCCATACCCATTGCCGTGGGAGGGGAATACAAACTCTGGGATATCTCGACCAGATGCGCCTGCGGTATAGTCATCGTCCCGGTAGTCCGAATACCATTCGTCCTGTTCTATGAATTTTAATGTCTTAAAGCCTGTGCGTAAATTATCGTCGGCTTGGATTTGGAAGCTGTTCCAATCAACTACTTTAAAGTATTGTGGCCAAGAGTATTCTGTCTGTCCTACAATTAAAGTGTCGGTCTGTTCTGCCGCATTAAAGGGCCAGCCAAACTCTGCTTGATTTATCTTCGCTACAGAAGCCTTGACGGCATCTTTAACAAGCGCCTGCACACCTCGAACTGATCCGAAGTCAGCTTCAGCAATCTCCACCTCATTGAGGCGGCGTAGGGTCTGGTTACAAAGATCAATATAAGTAGATGGCATAGAGCTACCTTAAAAAAAGAGGTAAGGGGCCAGCACTAAGCCAGCCCCTAGAAGTTTTATGCGAGGTTATAGTTCGCAGTGAACAACGCCTCTGGGCGAAGGATCTTGCGTCCATAGAGGCTCATGCCGCGCACGATGTCCGCGAATGTTGTAGGTGAGCGGAAAGTCTCAGTCTTAGCAATTTGTTGAGCCGTAGCTACCGCAGATGCGTGACCAGCAACCATCACACCAAAGTTAGTTTCGGAGCCAGTGGATAAATTTACACCAGCGCCATTTCCGAGGTATGGAAGGTTATTGGACTTGTAGATTGAGAACCCACGAAGAGTACCCGGCAGACGGCCATTGCGAAGCTCATCACCGCCACCGAAGTCTGCGTTGATCAGTTTGCTTGACTCATCCATCAACACTTCAGCAAATACTGGGTCGATTACTACCCAGCGTCCGTCTGTGTCTACGTTGGCTTGATCCATTTGCCGTGCAATACGGTTCAGAATTGCCAATGGAGAAGTGATACCACCAGCACCACCGCCAACGGCGATTGGAATGGATGTTACTTCGCCATCTACGCCAAGGTCACTTCCACCGAATGTTGTAATGTCCAGTCGGTTAGCTGCCAACATTTCATCGTTTCCGGCGTTAGTGTCTGCCTTAGTGCCGTTGATGTCGCCAGATGCTGAACGCCGCGCCCATGAACTGGGTGTCTTCCAGCCTGACATATAGCCCAGTACTTCTGCGTCGAAGGTATCGCGCAGACGGTAACCAGCACGATCTGAAGCCAAATCGCCAAAGCTGACGTGCTGCATGGATTCCTCAATATCGTCGATAGCGAACTGGAAGTAGTTAGCTTGATCGACAACCATAGTGAAATCAGCGTCTGTCAAATCTTGTGTTGCCAGTTGAGTGCCGCGCTCATAGGTTGTGATAGTGATATCAGGTTCTTTGATAATTTTAACACTATCTCCAAAGTTGGCGATCTCTCCCGAATAATCGGTGTTGGTCACCGACTCTACGATAGATGCCTTGCGGAGTGCCTTCTGAACTTTTTTGGAATAAATTACTGGGCTGAAATTGCCCAAATTAAGGTTAGTATAACCTGATGCCTTTGGAAATGCCATTTTGGATGCTCCTTGAATGAAATGGCTTAAAATGAACTTCTAAAAATCAATTGACTTGTATTATTAGTTGGCGATAATGACGCCCAACAAAGTGTTTATAAATTGAAAATAGAAGCAGCTATAACAGACAATGTAACATCGGTGTCAGGGCATTAAGAGTATCGCCAAAGCGGGTCAAAACTTGCTGGTGGACCTATTACTATTATCTGGAGGGTTTGGCGTAGGGTGTACTTAATGAGTGTCCTACGCCTTAAAATCAATGGTTTCATTATAACACAGAGATTTAATTACTGCAATAGTTAATTGCTTAGTTAGGTGTTATCGTGCAGCGCCGGAAATGTCATATGAAAAAGTACCCGCTGAAATTGCGGCGTTGATAGCTTCTTCATTTGCTTCGTATTCACGGTCTGACATTGCCTGTACCATACTCTCAGAGAATGAGGCCTTGCCGCCTATAGTGGGAGCCGAAGACGAAGTTCGACCGACTGCTTGAGCTGCCGACTTATTAGTCTTCCGCTTGCCCATATCTGCTTTGTACAGATCAATAGTACGAGAAGCCCAAGTGGCGTCCGTATTATTCTTATAGACGCTGTCTTGCATTGCAGAGGGCTGCATAGATACCCACTCATGGAACTTTGGATCTTGCCGTATCTGGGCAAAGTCTGGATGCAATTGAACTAGCTGTTGCTCTGCCGTCTTTTTATGCAGGCTGCGCTCAAAGTTTTCCACTTTCTTCAGTCGCTGTTCGCCCTGTTCTAGTGCTTCGTTGGCACGTTTACGGGCAATGGTATCAACAATCTTAGCCACATCGGGATAGCGATTTGACCAAGCCTCTACCTCTTCGTCAGTCTTTGGAAACCTAATTTGCTGCCGGGTGGCTGCATCTAGTTGTTTCTTGACTGCGGTTAATTCTTGATCCTTCTGATCTCGCACGTTTTGAATGTGCCGTTGAATATCTTGATAGCGTTTCTTATAGCTTTCTTCTTCAGCATCTAATTGCTCCACGGGCTGTGGAGATTGCTGCGCCATTTCTTCGCTGTAGGTCAATTCATCTTCCGCTTCTGGGGCGCGAGTATACTTTTCTTTTAACATGGGGTTTCCTTATGGGTCCGATAATATTCGGGTATCCACTTAAATTATGAATGCAAATTTCTGTTTTTTAAGCATTCCGGGGAGTTTTGATGTTTTAGAAACTGGCTCTTCAGTCTCTTCTTCATCGTCTAAAAGGTTGTCTACCTCTACGGTAGCTTCCTCTATGTCCATCTCTTTAGATGGTACATCTTCGTCTGCTTCGTGGTAACCTTTACCTTCGCAGTGTTCACACCCAAAGCCGCTACACTCAGGGCAGGGTACTGTATCTTCAGATTCTTCGTCGCCTGCGTGTTGGATTAGGCCATCCATTTGCATAGACATAAGACCCATCTCAGCTTCGGACTGCATCATCTGAATATGCTTCAGTCCGTGCCATTTAACTACATGGGCTGGGAGGACATACTCATCAGTACTTAGCTTTGCATCGATGTCATCACGCACGTTCTCAGCGTGGGAGCCTACTGGAATAGGATTACCAGACACATCGTCGTATCCCATGATACCGTCCATCATACTGCCATCACAGGAGCCGTCACAGTCTCCTTCGCACCCGCAGGCCATGCCGCCGTGGTACATTTCCACGATCTCATCATTATCCATCGCCTTTTGGATGGCTTCGCCTTTGACTTCCTCGTACTTGCTAAGTTTACCGTCCTTGTCTGTGTCGGCCTTCTTCTTATCAAGTTGAAACTTCTTATCAGCCATATCTTTACCCTCTTGTGTGGTTATCCCTTTGTTAGCTGTAGCTAGGCCACCAAGTGCGTACTCTGGGGCATCGCCACCAAAGAAACCTACTACGTCATCTTTAATGTCCCCGGCATGAAACATTGCGTCTTTAATTCGGTCTTTAACGGTAATGTCTGAGCCGTCTTGCGGTGAGTACATATCGCTCTCACCCGTGTAGAACTGTTGCTCTGTGAGGTCGGTATTAAAGAGGTTTTGGGAGCGCCACTTAGAATACGCTGTAGCCGTAGGCTCATCTTCAAACATGGGCAGCTTCTCGCCCGTGTACATATCGTAGGGGCCATTTTCATCATAATAGTCAAAGAGTTGATTTAAGTCGTAGGGCTTGCCGTTAGCTGGGTCGATTGTAGGGGTAACCAATATTGCATCACCGTAATTAAAAGATGATGATTTCTCAGAGTATGGTTCTTTGTTCTCTGCATTCGTCCAAACAGGCTTACCGTTACGGGTGGTAACCCCAGCTACTTTCTTTGGCTCTAAGTCCATAATAAATTCCTTGCAGGATATTAATTAGTGTAGTAATTAAGTGTTATGAGTAATGCTGTAGATATAGAAAAACGTGATCGTATTATTGATGAAGTTCATAAAGCGATTAAAATGTGTATTCCCGAAGATCAGGATGCGCCTTGGGCAGTTGATGGCCAAATAGAAAAAATATCAGATATGATAGATGCTGCTATGGCGCACTCATTAGCCCGCCACGGTTAAATTTGTACCTAACCTGATTATTTATAGTACCGTCGCCTTTTGCGGAAAGTGGTTCAGGGGCATCAGCTTTTTTCCAGTATTCTACGCCTTTGGCATAAACCCTATCTCTATACACTGTAGCAATATCAAAGCCTTTAACCGCTTGTCCTGTTTTCATGTCTATAAATAAATGTTTATCCATTGGGTTAATGCCAACTTCTACTACAGTATCGTCCATTTCATTTAAGACATTGCGCTGCGAAGTAACCTTGCCCTGAACGGACATGGCCGGAACTTTCATACCATCTTCAGCTATTGCTCTGCGTTTATTTTGATCCACATGAAAAGTGCCGTTCTCTACAGTGACGGCTGGTAGATATGAGTCTGCGCTTCCGTATACAGGGTTACCCTTAGAATTTACTGGGTGTACCGTTTGTAACCTATTGAACGGGGCAGGGGGTCCATCTGGGTCTATTTTAGAGCTAAGGTTTAAGCGTATAGATTTTTCAGCGCCTTCTTCTATTGGTGCATTAATCTTTGCATTTTTCTTAGGTCCACCCGCTGTACTTCTACTTAAATCAATTGACTCTAAATCTTCTAGCGTGTGATTTTTTAGGACTATGTCTGGATTTTCTACATTAAATTTACTTGTACCTATTTCCAACTCAGGTCCGAACACATCACCCATCTGATCGTCTAAGGGCGGTCCACCGTTATCCCCAAAGCGATAAATTTTAGGCTCTGGTTGAGGTCCACCTCCAGAGGGAAGACTTCTTAAATATTCTTCTTTTTCATAATCGCTTATTAGAGCTTTATACGCATTGACTTCATCAACCATCTGTTGGTCCGCAGGCATTACCGTATTTGACCTAAACCCTAGAGACCTTTGATCATCTTGTCTCTTAAAGTTTCCAGAGCGTCTTGCCTCAAAGAAATTTCTTTGTAGAAGCTGCAAAGGAACATCTTCAAGTTCCCCGCTATATTCACCCGGTATTTGTCTATTGTATGTATTATGTCTTAACTGTGGACCCGACAAGAACTCGCCAGTTGGATTAACTCTACCAACACTAGAGGTTTGCATTTTAGGGGTCATTAATAGATCGTCTTCTGTAATGCCAACTCTAGCAAGACCCATCTGAGGAAAACCTGCTTCCTGATAATGCTTGGCATCTAATTCTTGCCAAAGAAGTCGGCGTTTGGTTCCACCTATACCTCCATCTTCGGGTAAGAGGCGTAAGTATTCTTTAGTCTCGGAGTTTAAAATACCGGGCCAATTAGGGTCTACATTTTCTTTAACCCATTTATCATACTCCGCAGCTTTCTGTGGTTTAATCTCCGACTTATTAATTAACTCCATGACAGTATCACTCATCATAGTGTTAAAATCGCCAGACTGACCTGCCATAGAGGTATAGGTTACATAAGGAGTATTGCCCCCATCTGCTATTTTGTCAGATAGTTGTACTACTTTTCCGGCGACTTTATCGTCAGAAGCCCATAATCCTGTATAAGGATTACGCATGAACCCTCTACCACCATCTAGATCTACCGGGTTATCAAACTCAACGCCGTCTACACCGTATAAAGTTTCATCTGTAGCGGCACGATCACCTTGTGCGGGAATAAGTACGGCTTTATTTTTCTGTAACTCTTCAACAGTTAAAGGTCTTTTATCTATTAAGTTACCACTTGAAACACTATCTTTAGGGATTTGATCTGCGTAATCAGAAAGCCTAGTCCCTGAAAGTCCGGCAGGGTCCAATTCACCTTTATTAGCTTTATTAACAGGCTTTCTATCTGGGAACATATTGCCGCCCATAGAACCTAGAGTATTCGGATCATAGACGGGCATAGAGTCTACTACTTTATTAGTACCATCCGCCATCATCCTTGCACCTGATCTAATAGCTGCGGCGGCTGCATCACCAGCACCCGGCACTAGTCCAATGATCGTAGCAGCGGCCCCTAAGCCGCCCATAGCGCCGATTAGATAGTAGTTAGGGTTTTCTTGAGATAGCTCCTCGCCAATCATCTGGACGGTCTCATAACCGCCCTTGATGTCTCCTATGATAGGGGTGAAGTCTAAGGCTACATTTCCTACGTCTTTCCAAGTAATCTCTGGGATATCTACTGCAAGTTTTTCTGCTTCCTGTGTCGCACCTTCTGCGGTAAACCCAAACATAGTTTCGGTCTCTTCAGAGGCCTCTTCCCCACCAAACATAAACTCGTACAGACCCATTATTCGGCTCCCTTAGTGACTTCATCTCTCAGGGTCTCTATGCGCTTCAATTCCGCTATAGCTCCCTGAATTTCTAATACTCGCTGGTGATCCTTCGTAGTCTCAAGCAGACCGTGGTAATGTAGGATACGGGCCTTTGCGTAGTCCTTTAATGAGGAGTACTGTTCTCTGTCGTTAACTAGGGGCAGAAGCTCCCTGAAAAACTGTTTGTCCATTATTTGCCTGTATTTTTAGGGACAGCCTTTGTGCCAAATTGGCGGATGTAGGTCATGTCCTCTGCATAGGCTTCGGCCCAGCGGTTTTCTGTAAATGTGGCGAAGAGTATTAATTGGTCTACGTCTAAGCCTATCACTTGGGTTAATTCGTGTAATTCAGAAACTTCTTTCTGCAAGCTTTCAATAATATATGCTTGTTGGGATACCCACCAGATTGCACCACCGAACTGGATAGCCATAGCTAGAATTAAAGCCGCAGGTAATTTTACTTTATCCATTTTTTACCTCAAAACAGTAAATCGCAATGTTACTTGTTGTTACTAGAACTGTGGCCTTCGAAAGCTCTTGCTCACATTCTTTTTGGGTGGGGTATTGACCTAACTGGTAATGGGTCACGTTATTGTTAATTAGCTGAAAGAATATGAGTATCCACATTACTGAACTGGGCCTTGAGGAGGTTGCTGTGGTTGTGGTGCATTACCGCCGTTAGCTCCACCGCCGCCGCCTGTGAAACCCGCTGCGTCAGGTTCAGGTGCTTGGCCGGGGGCTACGTTACCGCCACCGTTTCCTGTTGGGTCTTGTACGGAGGGTGGTCCGCCTTCAGGGGTTGCTCCCTGTGGAGGTACTGGGGGCTGGGGCATTAGTGCCTGTATCTCGGCCATCATCTTCTGTTGGATAGCCGCCTCGCGTGGATCGTTTAAGATCTTATCTTCGTCGAGGTCCATGCTGGAAGCCAACTCACGCAAGATGTAATCGTATTTAACAAACGGCTGCATCGCAGGGTTAGCCGTCATCTGCATGAACTGTAGAAGTCTCTGGCTACGAACTTCGTTACGCATGAGGCTCTCAGTACCCCGTGCCTTAACGTCGAGGTCGCCAATAAACTCTTTGTCGAAATTGAATTGCATATTGAAACTGAACAGACTGCGGCCAAGCGGAGCTAGTAAGTAGTCATCTATATTTCTGACAACGGCCTTAATGTTCTGAGCGGCAGCCCCCATGAGCATAGACATACCCGAAGCAGTCCTACCTACACCGCCAACGGCTCCTGAACCGTGACTGTATGACGGGATACCTGTTGCTTCGTCTGCAAGCTGTCGACTCTTGTCAAACATCATCAGAAGCTCTTGGCTTACGTTAGGGAACTTAGTGCCATTAATCGCAGTACCCGGTTGACCTGACTGCCTCCGAAAGACCTTGCCGGGGTACACAGACATATCCTGTCCCGGTACTAAGTTTGTCTCATCGATCTCAATTAATAGGTTACCAGACAGTGCGCCATTATCCACCGCCATACGCATGAAGCCATTCATCAACAATTGAGTATCAAGCATATTCTCAGCCACACCAATGCCGAAAAAGCTGTACGGATTAAGCTCGTATGGAACTGCTAAGTAAGGAATGCGGGTGGGTGTGAACGGATTTAGCACCAAACGAAGGATTTGACCGTTAGATACCCAGATATTGACCTGAATTTCGTCCTGATCCTCTAATTCTTTAGGTATATCAATGTCGGCTTCTTCAGCCAATTCTGCGTCTAATATGCCCCAATATTCCAGTACTTCGTAGCGATCCATAGAAGATGCTACTGTATCGTCTTCTAAGGCGTCCTCCCAGTACTCCCTCTGGTAGTCTGCGCCGTATTCTAAGGCTAATTCAATGCTCTCAGAGCGGAAGTGTGGCCGTTTCTTTAGTGAACGCATCTGAGTGCGGTTGAGTCGGTGTCGCTGGATGGTAAACTCAGCCTCAGACATATTCCTAGCGTCTGGATCGGGGTAGAAGTCCCAAATGCTGACGTATTCCATCTTAGGGATGGTCTCAAACAGTGGATCGTAGTTACCTTCCGCATCCCAGCGTGGATATTCTTTATCCATAGCAAATGGACCCTTAAATACACCTGTACCGAAGAGTGTGGTCTCGAATGCTACTGATCGAAGGTGCTTAGGCGCTTCAGTCTCTTCCAACTGGTCGTGCATTAGCTTTTCCATCTTCTGGGCGGCACGTTTTGCTGGCTCAAAGGTGATGGAACCCGGTGTTGTCTTACTACCTAGCTCTAATTCGTCTTTTACTGGCTCTAGGTTGTCTTTAAACAGGCCTAGCTCCTTAGCAATGTCAGGGCGGACGATAGAAGTTGGTACTTTGTAGTCTACCTTGACCTTTTCCTTGACTTTTTCGTCTGTCAGGGCGTTTGGATCGTAGGATACAGACTCAGCTAGGTTGTTTGGGAACTGCCGGGACTCAATACCGATAGGAAACTTGCTGCCAGCAAACAGAACGTCCACAACTTGGGCATAAGCGGCCAATACTTTCGTCTTAGTGACCTTAATAAAGGCTTTTGACTTCTCTGTGTCGGTAAATTGTACCTCACTGGAGTAAATACCGCGATAATTTCGGTAGGAGTCCAGCCAACGCTCTTCGTCGGAGTAACGTGCGTCCTTTGCGCGGGTATATTGGCTGTCTACAAAGGCCACCGCACCAGAAAAGTTAATATTCTCTTGCTCTACATCGCCATCTTCTTCAAGCGGTACTGCAATGTCAGTATCTGTTACGTCTTCTGGTAGTGGTTTTTCCATCAATGCCATATTTAGTATCCAAATGTTGTGTCTGCGGGACGCCAGACTTGTTGTGGAATGCCTTGGCCCATATCAAAGGGGCTGAATGCCTTGGGTCGGCTCATAACTGCGTATCTGACACTGTCGTATGCGTGGTCTGAGGCGTAGCGAGGGTCGATGTCATCAGAACCTCGCGGGTCCGCTGGTATGACGGGCAGGTCTGCGATTATCTGTCGGCAGTTATTGAAGAACTGGATGCCCGGTAGGCCTGTATCTTCGTCTATTTTCAGAACTTCGTGGAAGCGGTTCTTGCCTGCCACCCGTGCGCCGTTAGTTCTGTCGCTAGGACGCCAGCGTGTACCCTGTGAAATCATCTCTTCGGCTATAGATGGGCCTAACTGACCGCGATTATGCCAACAACTGGAGTCCAGTACGCCGTAGTCAATACGCTCACCGCCTTCGGCTTCTATAACTGCCTTCGCTAGGTCTCTGCCTGTGTGCTTACTCAGGTATAGTTCCCGGTAATTGACTAGTGTCCCGTAGCTTGGATCAATAGCAAACCAGTGAACAGCACTATAAGAGCTATATCCGTAGTCACATGAGCGAAACCTGCGCCAATCAGTCGGTATGTCATACGGCTCAATGACGTGTACTGATGACCTAAACTCTGAAAACGCCGCACCATCTGCAACTGCCCAATCACCTTCAAGAAGTTGTCTCCTCTGCATCTCAGGTAGAGACAGCAAGTTAGCCTCGTACTGACCGCCTTCCATTAGGTAGGGATTATCCTTGAGGCTGGCTGGTATAAATCGACGGTAGAACAGTGGCTCCCCAGCCTTCTCATGGCCGTCAGGGTAGACCATGTCCTCGCCGCTCTCTAAGTCCCGTGCTACAAACTTTGTATTAGCTGGAGCCGGGTCAATAAAAGTGCGCTTTACCCATCCATGACCCGCACCACCGGGGTTTGTGGTCGCCCTCATGTATATTGGCAGGGTAGGGTCGGTTGTACGAAGCCGAGATCTCATATAATTCCAAGCAAAATCAGTAGGATACTGAGTTAACTCATCGAATGCTACATAACTAAAGGCCTGCCCTTGATAGCGTAAAACATCCTGATCTCTCTCTAGGTAGGTTAACCAGAGTTTGGCCCCGCTAGGAAACGTCCACTGTGACTTCTTCTCTGCCCACTTTGCCCCTTGAAATGCTCTGGGGTATAACTCCTGTGATTTCCAGATTAGTTCTCTTAGTTCATCATTGGTTCGACGTAGTATTAAGCCATTGAAATTAGGGTTACTAAAGTAGCGCATGGGGTCTGCGAGAAGTCCAAAACTTTTTCCGCCTCCGGCTGCGCCGCCATAAAGTACCTCTCTTTCGCTGGCCGCTAGGAACTCTGTCTGTGGTCCCTCGTTGGGTGCGAATACGACTTCCTGCTTCTGCTTTTCGCTTTCGATGATAGAGAAGTCTAAGTTGGAAGTGTCTAATTCCTTTGCAGGCTGTAGCTCATTTAAGGCCTTCTTCGCCATAGTCAGCCTGCGTTTGGCATCTGTCTGCTTACGCTTGGCGGTGGCCAGTGTCTTCTCAGCCTTTGTCTTGGGCTTACGCTTGCGGTTTTCTTTGGCAAGCTGCTTCAGACGTTTGGATGGTTTCTCGCTGTCTGGGCCTCTACGGGCCTTCCATATATGTATCAGACCCTGATGAGTAATCCTGTCACCAGTTTTGGATGTCAGCCACTCAGCTGTCTTGCGGGTGGAGTGCCCATCTTCCAGATAGTCTAAGGCCTCTTCTACCATTGTAGCTTTATCTTCGTCAGCTACTAAAACTAAGGGATCGTGGTCAGATTCCTTGTATGCGTATGGTATCTTAGCGGTCTTATTAGGTCTGGTCTTATCTAACCAAATGCTCAATCGTCGCTCTTCGGTGGCAATATAAACATCGCCCCGCCTGTATTCTTAACTTCTACTTGCTCTTTCTTAATGAGGCCTGTGCGGTCCAGTATCTGGGAAGCCGCAGAGATAGAGTTACGAGCGCCCATAGCACCGGGATCGTCTAATACATCTACCATACCCCAAGCTGCCTTGGTGCTATTCATAGCCATCACCATAGCGGCTCTATCGTTAATCTCATCCTTCAGGGCGGATACAACTACAGTGCTAGAGGTGTTGTCCGCATAGCCAGCGGCCTGCATGGCCTTTTTAATATTGCCTTTGCACTCCTCAGACATAAGGGCGTCTAGGAACATCAACTGCTTTTCAGTATATTCTTTTTCAGTCTTCATCCCATCGTCCTCATATATACAAACCCAGCGCCTATTGAGGCTGTGAACACTATCCACCAAATCCGTTCAAAGAATTGAAGCTTGTGGCCTCTAGACGAAGTGATCTGGTCTAGCTTAACGATGCGATCCCACATTGCTTTCTGTTGATCATCGATATTGTCCATACGCTTAAAAACGGTAATCATACGCTCCTCCATTCTGGCGAGAGTAACGACTGCATTTGAAAGTGCGTCCAATTTGTCCTCAATTCTAGTGAGGCGATCCTCTGTCACGGCTAGACCTTCTTTTTCTTCTTCTTGGGCCAGCCAGCCTTCATATCTTTATAAGCTTTATCACTTACGGTGCTGTTCTTTTTTGAGCGAGAAGTGTTATTTTTCTTACGCTTATTAATATTTTTTACTAAAGACATTAGATCACCATTTTTTACAGGACCAATATCTGGCCGTTAATTTGCTAGTAGCCGTGTCGCACTTGTGCCTAGCTCTGAACGATTTTCGGGCTGCGGGATTATCTTTGCGGATTTCCATTTTCGGATCCCCGAAAGTAATATACTTAACCGTGTCACCCTCTACCGCCAGAACCTCGAACTTCTTTGGTCCGCCTCGCCGGGGCTTATTTACTGCGGTAAAGCCGTGACGTTTCTTACCAGCGGCGATCTTCTCAGCCTTAGTCTTGCCTGCCATCAAAGCCTCACATTTTGTAGATGTAGAAAAGGTAGCCGCCGCCTACCGCTAGACCTAAAATAATAATAACCCCGACGAAGATTGAGATGGCCTCTACAAGCTCCTCTCTCTCCTTCTTCCGCTGTCTCTCAGCCTCTTTCCTAGCCTTCCTAGCCTGCCCCTGATATTCCACCCAGCTATCGTAGAGGCCGGGTCGTCCGTACAGGCGCATATGAGATTCAAGCTGCCTACGCTGTTCCTTGATCTGATCGAGAGCTAGGAAGCTTTCAAAGTCGGCGGTGTCCTTACCCATGACCTTTTTAAAAATAGACTTCTTGTCACTGTCAGCTTTTTCTTTAAGGCTATCCTCGGCAGTTAAGAAATCACTGATAGATTTACCGCACTGAGCTAATTCCCGGCCATTTTGCACCGCCGTTTTGATTACCGAAAACGCGGCGTTGGCCATTGCAATTTCTGCAAGCATCACTCCCCCCCGAAAGTTTTGCTAGATGTTGTGTCCCTCTATTGAAAAGCAGTAAGGTTTGGTCACCATTTGCAATCTGTTTGCTGCGTACTTGGCGATCTTAAACATCTCTACGGCGCATTCTTTTTGAGAAGAATAAATAGTCTTAGGCTTCATCTGTACGTCACAGCTAGATACGTCTGTTACCGACATACAGAGAAGCAAGACCCCGACAAACATTACTTCTTCTTGCCAGCCATCCCGCCGTAGCTATAGCCCGGTTTCTTCATGGCCATCCCGCCGCCGCCGTATGCTGGCTTCTTCTTAGTTACCATACCGCCCATATTTAGGGACGGCATCTTACGTTTCTTGGCTGGGCTAACATCCGCGCCACACGCTTTAGCTTTCATCGTCGAAGTCCTCATCAATAAGTTCTGGAATAAATCTTCTAGGCTCAAGCGGTATAGCTACTGAGCAATCTTCAGTGGCAAAGTATCGACCATACCCGTCGAACTCTTTAGCTAAGGGATTGGCGTCTAACTCCGATTGAGTAACCAATCCCTCTTCTACTAACAGTCTCTTGATGTGATCGAACTTTAGCACTCGGCCTGTGCGCTCTTGAATTGCAGCGCGTATATAATATAAATTAAACGACAATTTTATTTATCCTTCATTTTACCATTTAATGTAACACTTGGTCAAGCCCCTAATTAGGTGCTGTTGCTAACTATTTACATTGACAGTTAGGTAATTAATGGGTATAATGAATTGTCGGTTGAGCGGTATACTATATACATACTCTAAGTCACCCTAGTATGGGGGTAGGTGCCTAAGTAGATTACTTAAAGCAGTCTACCCGCCAAATACCGTAGAGTTAATCTCTCCACGGGTAATGCCGATATCCCTTAAATCCTTGTCTGTCATATTCTGTAAGATCCAGTAGTCAGCCCTTTGCTGTTGGGTCTTCTGTAGGCTCTTGAGTAATGCACTCTCGCCTGTGAATGTGTGTACGAGTATTGCAAATAACTTAGTGAACATATCTAATCTCCTTAACTATATGTGATCACATTATAACAATTAGGTAATCTAAGGAGTAGATAGATAAGTGGCATACCCGCTATGCTTGTAGGTATTGAATAGCTCTCTTTAGGTAGTCTACATCATCAGAGAAGCCGCCTAATGCACGGTTGCATCTATGACATAGCCAGCCTCTAAATTCATTAGACTTATGGCAGTGGTCTAATACCCAAGCCCTGTTACGCTTACCGCCAAAGTCTTTAACCTGATCTGTAGTCTTATTGCATATAGGGCAACAGTAGTCTGCCGGGGGTTCGCTAACAGTAGACCTAAGCCTGTTTCTAATGGCTACCATCTCATTCATGCACTTACGGCACTCAGGACGCTTCAGTCCGCCATTAACAGTCCCATACTCAGACAGAGACTTCTCAGTATTACACTTGGTGCATACCTTAGAATCCCCAACTACCTGAGATAGGCTTTCCCAGCCAAAGAGATTAGCTTGTTGGTCGATAGGTAGTATCAAAGAGGTCAGCTACATTATGGTCGCTGTCTTCTATCCTCTGTGCTAATTCCCGTAGCCTTTCCGCTTCTCTATTAAGTTCATTTGCTATGGCATATAGCTCACCGTAGTCATCTTCTACGTTGTCGATGATGTCAGTGATTATCTCATAGAAAGGTTTCAAGACAGTCAGCCTGTCTATGTCCCCGACTTCAATAGTAGACTGCACAAACAGTGTGCCGCTGTTGATTACCTGTAAGTCGTGATCGATGTAGAAGGGTATTCCAGCATCAAACAGTCTGCCGTCTGCCCCAGTATCCTCTGCGGGATGATCTCTCATGTGGTTGTCCTAGTCGCTACAACTAGATTGGTACTTGGTGGCTTAGTATAGCAGTTAGCTAAATACTTTACAAGGTGCTTGTATACCTAAAAACCACTGCATCTAGTACCTTTACGAATATCGTGTACCTAGAAGTCGGCTTGGAGCCATTTACAGTTGCAAAATTCCCAAAATAGGCCGTGGTTGTATACGACACCGGGGGGGAGGGGGGTGGCAGTCGCCGGGGGTGGCCGCGATCTCGCTGAGAAAGATTAGATCATAGCAGAATATCTTAGGCTGTTGTTTTTATTAGGTAATACTTAAACCTACGACTGAGCAGTTGGCAGTCGATTGGGTAATTGTTAAAAGATTACAGCTATTTAAAAGATGGCGATAAAATTAATTATGGCACAATCTGCCACAAGCAAAATAATGTGAGATAAATGTCACGATCTACCATAGATCAAGCCTACGCGCTGCGCCTAATCAGAGGTCTGACGATCACCTGACGGCAGAGCGAAGGGAGCGATTGTATACCCTCAGCCACCTGCCTCGATGTCTACCCCAGCCGTCTACCCCAGCCATCCACTCTATCCGTCCACCTGAGCCGCCATTCATACGCCACCACCCTCGATCCATTGCTGGCTGCTAACGTCACTGTGCGGCCTTCTCTGAGCCTGTCACTAGGTGTTGGCCGCGAATAGCCCACCATCACACAGCCACTCACAGCCTCTCTCAGTAGGGTAAACTATTCACTGCACTAATATGCCACTGCGCTATTGCGTCACTGTGCGGCCTTCTCAGAGCCTCTCAGGTGCATCCTACTTTTAACGTCAGGCACAAAAAAACAGGCCCGGAGGCCTGCTTCATTCGTTTGTTATGATCGATGCTATCCCTCTGGATATGCTTCTGGATCAGGTTCCGGCAGTTGAAGCAATGTGTCACATAACCTATCGACTGATCCCTGCGTGATATTCAGCGTCGAGTGGATCAGGAGAGCAGCCAGTTCCTTCCTTCGATACTCAGGCTGGGTCAGGTTCAGTGCATTGATCAGTTGCTGCATTTCATCGTCTGTCATACCTCCGAAGGGGCCATGATTAGTGACGTTCAATACTGCTATCATTGCTCTACCCTCCCGGCTCTCAGCCGAATGCATAGCTCGTTTTCCATGAGGTTTTTTCTGATCTCTTGGTGATCGATCTCATCATTGCCCACATCATTATCCTGTCGGTAGTAACAGATCAGACGATTGGTTGCTCCAAAGCCTGAAACCAGATCAGCGTCTGAAGTATTGTGAATTGCGTCTTTGATTTTCTGAGGTGGATCACCTAGAAAGATATGCCCCAGAGTAACTGTCGAGGCCTTCCAGTTGCTGGCAGAATAATCTCCAGACGATGGCCAGCGATCGGCGGAAGGTAGAAGGTCCATTCTGTTTTTTGTTTGTACTAGCATTAGATGATGCTCCATTTGATTGCGATGTTTATGAAGTTGGCGATGACTAAAATCACCACGATGAATTGGACGGCTGCGGTCAGCCGCCCCAGTATTTTGACCGGGTCCATTATTTAGTTCCCGTCTTGAGATCGAGGACATCATCCACCTGCATCAGATAGCGATAGACCACAGTCTGAAGTTCTTGCAGTGTGGCACGATTGGCCACCTCGAATAGCTCATGGCTGATGTGCTGCCTCTGCTTTTTGGCTGGTACAGGTGTCGGCTCGACAGCCTCGACAGCCACAGTCTTTTGCTGGCCGTTTAGGAATGCAATCAGTCCCGGCTTATCTGTCGGCACCTCGATCAGGTGAGCGTCGATCTTTTTGGCATCGATCTGCGTTCCGGCCCACTGGCCTTTGCTGTTAACATACAAGCGCATCAGTAGGCCTCCACATAAACGATTGTGGAAGGCTTCAGGAATATCTCCCGGCCAATATCCTCGCTGTCAGTGCAGGAATAGTTTGCAGGTCCAAACTGATCTTTCCGATTGTAATGATTGCGAATGTATTCTGTTTTTGCAGATGGTTTGCGTTTGAAATATCCGCCCTCTTTGACTTTGCGCAGTTCGACTTTTTTAGTGAAGCCGCCAAAGATGTCAGCGGCCATTTCATTCAGTAGATTTAAGTTTGGTTGTGTCATTTGATTGGTCTCCGGTTGGTTGGTTGGTCGTCAGGCACACGGCCTGTGACCCAACACTAAGATAGTTGGTGCAGTTTAACAACTAATAAAGTGACAGATAAGATTTTAGCTAAATTAGCTAAGAGCGCCTGAGAGCGCCACTGAGTGCGTTAACAGTTTCTGCCATATCTCAGATCAAAAAAGATCGTTTCGGCAATGTACGGCGATTTTGCTATTTTTGGGGTGGTCTAAGACAAAAAAAGACCCCAGCATTTGCCGGGGTCAGTTGGGATAAATTAGTGTCTAATCAGCGGCTGTAAAATTCAGCCTCAGCCGCTGTCTCAATTCTATCGTGAATGGCCACACTGCCAGATGTATATGAACCTGCCGCGATTGGGTGCAGCATAGTTCTCAGCAATTGACCGAACCGACTGTCAGATGATCGAGCTAGATTACCTCCAAACATAGTTCCCGTGCGAGGCTGACCATCGTCATCGAGCGGCACAATTTTTACACTGTCCGCCCAGTTTCCGGGGACCAACATCACTGCCGGGACATCCGCAGATGGCTCGAATGGGCCTTCTGCATTTACCAAGCATAGGCTGGTGGCGTAGGATGAGACCCCGCCATTTGTGCAGTCATAACCATCCAAAAACGGGCGATAAACTTGTATATGCAAACCCATTACGCTGCCTCCTCTTTGTAATACCAAGCGGTTGGATCGTCTGGCAAAACGTAGGGCTTGTAATGCTTCGGATTGCCATCCTCTCCCTTCACTGGGCGAAATTTGAATATCTCTCGCAGGTCGGACAATTTGCTTTGCATCTCCCGGAGCTGCGACAGGTCCATGTCTAAAATCTCATGGACGTTTGACGCAATGCGATCCAATTTATTGTAGACCTCCAAGATGGCTTTTAGATCATCCCGGCTCAATTTAGTTTTTGCTGTCTTGCGCATTACGCTGCCTCCTCTTTTTCTTCATAGCCAATGCTCTCCAAAATCTGGCGAACATATTCACGGTCAGAGGTGTCACCTTCGAATGGAATATCTTTGCGGTGGGTCACTAATCTACAGGCTGCTCTGAGGGCTGAACGGGATGCTCCCAGATCATAAACTTCTCCAGTGCCATAAAATCCCCAGCAATAATCCACAAACTCGCTCAATTCGCTTTGATATATTTTGCGCATTACGCTGCCTCCAAGAAACGGTGATCTGACATCCACTTGTTGACCTCAAGTTCTCTCGCCATCATCGATGTCGCCATGGTCTCATTCTTGTTGGAGGTGTTACGCAGGTTGAACCCATTGCGGTCATCTGCATATGTGGCATAATTTGAAAACGCGCTGACCAGAGCAAACTTATTTGCGCCGCGCACTTGGACCTCATCACGATATAGTTTGAACATTTTGTCGGCCTTGGTCTCGACGTTCCGGCGCTTGGCCTCTGGATCAGGTTTGGAAGTGTTCAACATATTATCCAACAGACGCTTCACTGTATTGTCCGCCAGTTCAGTCTGAGCAAATTGCTGGAGCTGTTCTGACTGTAGATAGAAGTCATTCTTTGACTGACGCAGTTGTTTGATGAATGCCTCAACAGAAAACTGCGAAGTGTTGCGCCGCCGGACTGTAGAGTATTCGCCGGAGACCTGACCGTTTAGACAAAAATTATCGATATTGCCAAACAGCGTAGTATTCGATCCAGAGCCGCCATCTATAGAGTGCAGCGCGATGATACGCTGGGCCAATTCTGTAGTGTGGCCGTTGGTGGTTTGTATCCTTCTAGATACCGAAGGTAGTTGCACATCCATCATTGCAAATGCATTGGATCGACCATGCTTATAGCTGATCTTTGCGCCTTCGATATCCTCTGGCGTCAGGTTCTCATTCACCTGACTATATACACCCTCAAAAAAGTCACGATGGGATGCACAGGTAAAGGTGTCGCCAACGTGGCCGATCACTTCGCCTGTTACTTCATTGATTACATATTTGTGCTTTGCCAATCGCGAGGCTTCGAAAGTTGGCGCGAAGTCAATATTGGTTGGCAGTTCGAGGGCGTGATTAAAGTTTTGGAAGTCTAACATTTGTGATCCTTTCACGATCAAAGATTGGTCTTGTTGGTTGGTTGGTTAAGTGAACAAAATTGTTAAGATATCGAGCCAGAGCGATCCGGCTCCATAACAGAGCAAGAACAGCCTCACCTCACGACACTGAGGCGATCAGACCGTCTTTCATTACGATCTGTCCAAACCATTCGCGTCCATGCCCGGTGATATGTGGTCGGTTGCAGACGGTCAGTTTGCCGTTTGACTGATACTGTGGACCAAATAGACTGGTCTCTAGGTATTGCAGCCGCTGGCCAATATGTTCTTTGCAGTTCTTTTTGGTTGGGTAATTTGCAATCAGTGTCATTATGATTGCCCTCCCTTTTTTATAACACGAATAAACTGCGGCAGGGACAGTTCGCCCATCTCGCGCTGCTCTTGAAGTGATTGGCTGAAATAGGTGGAAGCAAGCAGCGCATCGATATCTGATGGCGTCTTGCGGTTATGTGTGGCGGCTTCCATTGCCACCAGTTGGTTTATTGTGATCATGTGATTGGTCTCCATTGGTTGGTTTCGAAAAACGGCCAAAGCCGCACTAGGTGTATATAGACGACACTTATCAAAATCAACTGCTAATATCAAACGTAATACCTGAGTAAAACCGTCAGAGATATTTTAATTAGCTGCAATTTTTTATTTGAGCAACCTGCCGCCCAACGCCCAAAAAAGAACTTGAATTATATATATGATACTTATATGAAGTGATGTATGGCGTGTTCGCGCGGGGAAATTTTCTTTTATATCCCACTTAATTAAACAATTATTAAAGAGAAACGGATATACAATGACAACTACACTTAATATAAATACTAAGCAGGCACTAGAGATAAGCGAAGCTCTTTATGATGCTGTAACTTCAACGGATAAGATGAAAAAAGACTATGTCGTTGTATATATGCAAAAATCAAATGCGGCAGTGGCAATGCCCCATGAGACTGATGTATCGTTTGATAAGTGGGACATACTATATAAGGTATCTGCCACCTGAATATACACCAGTTTGCGTAGGGAAATCAGACTGCTTCGGCAGTCTTTTTTTGTGCCTTTTAACTTTTACTTGACCGCCTGTTAACTTATTTGTTAGATGGCCCTGTTAACCAACCAACGAGGACCAATAACATGAACTTTGAATTAGGAAATTGCGTTGAACCTACACGCAGCATATCAGAAGTATCTAGCCCATCGGACGTTAAGGTGTGCTTCACTTTGGAAGAGATTAAAGCTCTGGCGCAGGACTACCACGCACAGAACTTTGAACACGGTGATGACGTTGTCTGCCAGACCACACGCCACCTAGAGTTTCGGAAGCGGGACGTAAACATAATGTTGAAGATGCTCTACGCAATTGAACAGTATGAGGGTCAGTCTAATGGCTAAAGCTCCCTATGTCCGCCCTCGTATGAAAGGTAACACCCGCGTCTATGACATCAGGCCCACCGACGAACTGCTCAGAGCGTTCCCCGATCTAAAGCGAGACACACTTACGGACAGCGCCGAGGCTAACGCCCGTGGGTATGAACTGAAACGTAAGTTTGAAGCTTGGAAGGCAGGTAATGTCGAGGATGTATTTGTAGATAAACGGTCAGTCGAAGCTCTGACTGAATACTATAAAAATTCCATGAAGTTTCAGACTATACCTAGTCCTTCTACCAAGAGGTCATACGATGACCACATCCGACACGTTCTACCCGAACACGTTACTGGTAAACCTTTTGGTAAACTTCATGTGTCCGACGTTGACTACGAATATGCTAACGCCCTGTGGCTACACATAGCTAATAAGATTAGTACACACAAAGCTAACCACACCTTCAAGGTTCTAAAGATCATTTGGAACGAAGCTCTCCGCGCAGGGAAGGTCAAGGCTAACCCGTTTGCATTGGTCAAGCTTCCGCAACTTCCTGTTCGTCGGGTCTTATGGGAATTAGATCAAATCGACGGGATGATTGAGTACTGTGACGAACAAGGCTTCTATAGCATGGGTACTATGATCCGTATGTGCTTTGAGTTTTGCCAGCGGCCTGTTGATGTACGCACTATGAAGTGGGCCAACATAGATGGGCTTACTGGAGTGTCTAATTTTACCCAGCAAAAGACAGGCAAGCAGATGCGTATTAAGGTCACCAATGCTGTACAAGATCGTCTGCACCTTCACGCCAAGCGTAATTCAGACGATTACATCTTTGCCAATGAAAATACTGGCAAGCCGTTCACGCAGGATAGATGCAACAAGATCTTCCGAAAGATGGCTGATGGCTACGGTCTACCTGAAGTCGCCTTAGAGGGACAATTCAACAAAGATGGCAGTCAAAAGTATTCGACGATCTGGATGTCTGACCTACGGCGCACTGGAGCAACCCATGCAAGCCAATCAGGATGTACTGACAGACAGTTGATGTCCCTTACAGGCCACAAGAACCCTTCGATGCTAGTAGTCTACGCAATCGAGGGCGAGACTGAAAGTACCGCAGCTAATACTAAAAGAGGATTACTATAAATGGGTATAGAACAAATAACTGTAGAGTATGTGCGACACACTGGCGACGATCTATCAGTGGTAGATGCGGCGAGGGTAAGTTACGACAAGAAAAGTGTAGCTTTGGGCTACACAGGTTCATCAGATAGTAATATGATACCCGTCATCCACGACAGTGATAAAAAACTTATTAAGTACTTAGCTGACCACCAACACTTTAGCCCCTTCAACCACGCATTTGTAACCTTCAGATGCACGGCCCCTGTTTTCTGTATCGCCCAACTTCAGAAACATGAGTATATGCCATGGAATCAGGTCAGCCGCAGATATATTGACACCGACCCTGAGTTCTACACTCCAGACGAATGGCGTGGTAAACCTAAAAACTCTAAGCAAGGGTCCAGCGGTGCGGCAGAGTCCCAGTACTTTCCTAACATTTACGCTAAAGAGATACATGAGAAGTGCTTGGGTGATTACAGGAAAATGATTGCCCAAGGCGTTGCCGCAGAGCAAGCCCGTATGCTGCTTCCTCAGTCGATGTTAAGCTCTTGGGTATGGTCAGGTAGCCTGAAGGCCGTGAGCAAGATGTGTAAGCTTCGTTGCGCCCACGACACTCAATATGAGAGCCGGGTAGTGGCCAATAAAATCAGTGAATATATGGAAGAATTGTTTCCAGTATCGTGGGCCGCGCTAATGGGGAAAGAGTATCCTACCATCCGATCAATGACTGCCGAAGAACGCCAACGAGCTAAAGAGCGTGAGAATCAGTAAGTTACCTTTGAAAAAATGGTAGAAATGGCAGACTGCCACGATGCATTCTGCCATGCCATTTTTTCTAAATTATTGAGGTAAGTTGCTGTTATCTAAACAATTGGCTCCGGCGGTAGGGATCGAACCTACGACCAATTGAGTGGTAGGAAGTATTGTATTTAAACGATAAATTAACGATTATTATAAATACCTACTAACTTTAAGTGGCGTGGTAAAACAATTACAAATGCATTTAATTAGGTGTTGACAGGTTAAGTAATCTGTATAAGCTGACGCTGTCCCTTTGGAGGGGCAGTATAACCAACGGCTAGTAAATGACCTATCAAGAACAACTACAGATAATAAAAGATATACCTATCCAAGAAGGTGTTACAAAAGTAATAACCTGCCCATTCTGCTATGAACCAAAGAAGTTAGCTCTATCAAAGATTGATGGTAAGTTAATGTGGAACTGTTACAGAGCCAGTTGCTCTGCCAAAGGAATTTACACAGGTAAACGTAACCTTCAGGCAGTCAAAAACTATCTAGCAAATGAAGTTAGCATAAAGACTGCTTTTAGAAAGCCTGTACCTTCGATGACTACATCAGTCAGAAACCATCAACCAGCCATCGACTACCTAGAAAAGAACAACAGCCTAGAAGCATACGAAAGCGGTTTGGTAGATGTCCGATATGCTCCCGCCGAAGACAGGGTGTTATTCTGTAGCGCAGAAGGTGCAGTAGGTAGATCACTCAAAGCATACGGACCCAAGTGGATTACATACGGATCACTTCCCGAAGGAATACACATTGGTACAGGTGACACCGCCGTCTTAGTTGAGGATGCCCCTAGCGCCTGTAGTGTGAGTCGCATCGATGGCTTAGTTGGTGTGGCATTGCTTGGTACTAATGTTACCCCAGCAATTAAAAATTCTCTGCATTTGTATTCCACAAAATATTTAGTGCTTGACAAGGATGCATCTAAAAAGGCATTACGAATTAGTAAGGCGCTCGGAACTAAGATATTTGTAAGACTCACAAGTGATGATCTAAAGTGCCTATCAGTTAAGAAAATAACTAAGGTACTTAATTGTGATTATTAGACCCAATACTGCGTCAGGTGTTATATATACCTGCTCTCAATATGGGGAGAAGCCATCAAGCTGGCAAAATCCTCATCAGGCTCCCCCCTAAATAAACTGAAATAAAAATATGGGGGGCGCAGTCAATCCGCTGCGTTAAAAAACATTCGTCTATGATTACCAGTACAGACGTTAAAGCAAAAGGAATGGTAAAATGAAAGCTAGAGGTATAGCGATTTTAGACATGGAAATCGAAGGTGGTTTCCGAGAAGCAGGCATCGAGGAGGATGCACTGGAAAAACTAATCAAAGATTACTGTGAAAATAACAAGCGCATAGTCCATTACCAAGTGGAATTGCGTGAGCGGCGGGGACCTCCCGGCTCGGTTAATTTATCTAAAATGAAGTTTAGATCAAACTAACGAACAAAATCAACTACTTATAAATTAAATTAGCCTCACCTTCTCGGTGGGGCTTTTTTTTGGTTTAAACATTCTATAAGGTGGCGTTATCGAGCAATTTTAAAGGCCAACTAATGATAGACCAATCACTCATAAAAAGCTGCCTTGATGTTGATTTTTATAATCAAAACAAAGCAAAGCTGAGACCAAGTATATTCGACGATGCAGTAAAGGATGTATATGAAACAATCGTAACTATGCACGATAAATTCAACAAGGACATTAGCTCCTTGGAGTTGTTTGCATTTTGGAAAGCGCAGAACCCAACATCTACTGGTTCGTGGACGGCTGAGATAGAAGACCAGATCAACTGCATAAGTAACGCGGAGACAATAGACGCAGAAATAGCCACAGACGTTATAGAAAACCTATGGCGTCAGCACATTGGTACAGACGTAGCCAACCTTGGAATAATGATGTCCGAGGGTGACACTGGTGCGATGGATAAGCTGGTCACTTTAGTAGACCGGGTATCAAACGGCTATATGCCAGATGATTTTGGCGAGGATGTGACCGACGATATTTATGAGTTGCTGTCAGTCGTAAGTAATGACAACCGATTCAAATTTAACATAGAGACCTTAAGCCGCCACGTCTACGGTATTGGTCGAGGTGAGTTTGGTGTCATTGCTGCGTATTCAAATGTAGGTAAGACTGCCTTAGCCATCTCTTTGTGTGCATCACCGGGAGGTTTCTGTCAGCAAAACGCTAAGGTTTGCTATGTGGCAAACGAAGAAGTAGCCAAACGCACTAAGTTGAGAGCTATACAAGCGTACACTGGAATGACCAAGGACGAAATAGAGTTCGATCCTCACGCAGCGCAAGCCCGGTATTCAGGAATCAAGGACCGCTTAGTGTTTGCTGACGCCCAAGGTTGGGACATCCAGATGCTGGACGCATACTTAAACAAACAACAGTGCGGCGTATGCATCTTAGACATGGCCGATAAGATTGCTCTCACACAGCAATTTAATAGTGGTCACGAAAGACTGCGAGAACTGTACTATCGTCTGCGCGAGTTAGCCAAAAAACACAACTGTGCATTGATTGGTCTTAGTCAGGCCAGTGCAGAGGCAGAGGGTAAGACACGGCTTACTCCCACGATGCTTGAGGGATCGAAGGTAGGTAAGATTGCAGAGACCGACATCTTGATAGGTGCTGGTAAAATGAACGATGCAGATAACCCAGACGATCCCACACGGTATCTTACTGTGATGAAGAATAAGATCAGTGGATGGCACGGCACGGTAATTTGTAATCTCAATGCGCAGACCTCTCGCTATGAAGTGTGAGATCTTACCCCCGCAACTTGCGCTGCTTCTATCCGAAGTAGGCGTAATTAATCCCACCCCTAAACAGAAGCCAGTAGATCGTGACTACTCATTCAAGATGCCTGCGCTCGATGCCAATGGGGAGCCGCCGTTTTGAAGATATTAGTATTAGATTTAGAAACAACGGTAGAACGAATAGACGGTAGAATAGACAACAGCCCAAAGAACCCACGCAACAAGTGTGTGTCTGGTTATTGGGGCTGGCTAGGTGAAGATACAGTAGATCACGTTAAGAAAGCTGTCTGGTATCACAAGGACTACGAAGGATGTGATCCTACGGACGAACTGCGGACGGACTTGCTGTCAGCGGATATGATGGTCTGCCACAATACGAAGTTCGATGCTGAGTGGCTACTGGAGATGGGGTTCACTCTACCGCCGCTGGTATTTGACACGATGGTAGTCGAGTACTTGCTTTCCAAAGGTCAGCGTAGGCCGCTCTCTCTAAAAGAAAGTGCCATCAGGAGAAAAGTTAAGAGCCTGAAGAAGTCTGAGTTAATTGATGAAATGTTTAGGGACGGCGTAGACTTCTCAGAGATGCCTCTGGATGTAGTCAACGAATATGCCGAAGCAGACGTAAAGGCCTGTGGAGAGTTATACCTCGCACAACTCCCTATACTTGAGCGTGAGCATAATCAGTCACTTAAAAAAGTAATACCCTTCATGCACGAGATGCTTCTGTTTCTATGTGAGATAGAAATGAATGGCGTGAAGGTTGACTTAGACGCGCTTGAGGAAGTTGAGCGTGAGTTTGAAGCTGAGAAGGAGATATTAGAGAAGCGGCTGAATGAGATCGTTGAAATGGTAATGGGTGATACGCCTATTAACCTACAGTCCGGCGCGGACATGACCAAGGTGGTCTACTCGCGTGAGGTAATCAGCCGGGAAGCTCACCAACAGACCTTTAACATCGGAACTAACGAGGCGGGTAAGTCACTCAGGCCACCCTTTATGACCCAATCCCAGTTTGTTGATGCTGTAAGGGCAACCACTAAGATCGTCCACAAGACTAGGGCGATCAAGTGCCATGACTGCAACGGCATGGGTTCGGTACAGAAATACAAAGTCAAAACCAAAATAAAGCTGGGTAAGAAGTACCGGGTTCAGACTGACGAACCTTATAAGAACAGGACTAAGTGCAAAACCTGTACGGGCGCTGGTGCAATTTACCAAAGTACTGGCGTTGCCGCTGGCCTGAGAATGTCACCTAGTTCCGCTTTCGACGCCAGCATAAATGGTTTCAAGACTGATAAGGAAACCATCAAAGGCCTTATACTTCAGGCAGAGCGTAAGAAGAATGACGTAGCAGTAGAGTTTCTGACTAAGAGCAGTCGGCTGAGTGCGCTGTCTGTGTATTTAGATAGCTTTGTGGCAGGTATCCAGCGAGGTACTAGAAACACGGGCTTCCTTCACGCCAACTTCAATCAGTGTGTAGCTGCCACTGGTAGGCTTTCTTCCGGCGGCGGGATGTCAATCAACCTACAAAATCAACCGAAGAGAGGTTTCCCGGTAAGGAAGTGTTTCATCAGTCGATTTGAAAACGGCATATGGATTGAATCCGACTACTCAGGCCTTGAATTTAGGACGGCTTGCGAACTGTCGAGAGATAGCCAAGGTCTTGCCGATATTCTTGAGGGCAAGGACATCCACAGACAGACCGCCAGTATATGTCTTAAAAAGCCAGCCTCTCATGTGACAAAGGATGAACGCCAAGGCCATAAGTGGGCATCTTTCCAGCCCCTTTTTGGGGGTACAGGATTTGGTATGCCGGACCACATAAAGGCGTACTTCGACAGGTTTTATGGTATCTACAAAGGTATACACGGTTGGCATCAATCTCTGATGACAGGAACACTCAATAATGGAACTGTAGAGACACCTAGTGGCCGTCAATATTTCTGGCCTAATGTGGAGAGAACTAAGAACGGCAGGGTGACTAGTGCAACCCAAATTCTTAATTACCCGGTGCAGGGCTTCAGCGCCGATCTTGTGCAATTAGCCTGCATAAGAGCGTTTAAACTGTTTAAACAAGCAGATTTACGCAGCAAGCTTACTCTTACCGTCCACGATTCAATTTGTGTGGACACTCATCCAGATGAGATTGAGCAAGTAAAATCTATCCTGACTGAGGCCATGACAGGTGTCGGGGAAGAGGCTGAGAAGAGGTTTGGGTACAAGACAGTTGTGCCTCTAGACATAGAAATCAGCGGCGGACCAAATTGGCTAGAGCAACAGGAATATGCTTGATTACGCCACCTAACTGTCGTATAATGAGAGACCAAATTGAGGAAGAGTTATGACTGAACTAGTAGTACAAGAAAACGGCTTATCGTTAGCAGAAATTAGCGCACAACTAGGCGCTGCATCAACATCAACAGGGCCAAGCATCCCTGCGTTGGGTATGAATTATGATGGAGAGAATGGGCCAATGGGTGCATTCTTTTTGAAGACCGGGCAAGATCATGTATATGCCACAGAGAATGTACGGTTTCGTGCCTTTAGTAATCACATTCAATTCCAGCATTGGGGAGATGACAATTCATTAGTCAATAAATCTCTGCTTATAAAAAATACCCGCGACGAAGCCAGAGATCAGCTTGGTGGTATTATGTGTGGGATGCCAACTTACGAGCAATCTATTCAGATGTCCCCTGAACAGAAGGAAAAGTACAAAGGTATCGACAGATATAGAATTGTACGGGGTCTAGTAAATTACACAGGTAAAACGTCAGACGGGCGGGAGATTACCATTGATAACCAGCCTTGTATTTTATCTGTTAAGCGTAAAAACTATGGGCCGTTTTACCATGATGTTTTAAAGAAGTTGCCACAAGGAATGAACTTGTGGGATTTTGAAAGCATCCTGTCAAAGGAAACAATGACAAATTCTTATGGTAAGAAGTTCTATGTTATGCACTTCCATCCTACATTTAACAGTCCGATCCCTATGGATCAGCTTACTTACGACAGCCTTGCTCACGTTACAAATCTAATTACATCAGAGAACAAGCGCATCGAAGAACAGTATCGTGAAGCATTATCACAGAAAGAAGACCTCGCTGAAGCTGATCGTATCATGGATGCTGTAGATACTCTCTCCCAAGACTACCGCGTATAATGGGCATAATAGAAAATATGTCTAATGAGGAGTATCATTCACAGAATGGTATTTCTTCAACCGCAGTTAAGTCGGTATTTAAAAAGTCTCTTGCCCACTGGAAGGGCGAGAAACGCAGACAGACGGCAGCTTTCTCTATGGGGTCAGCGGTACACGCCCTCTTACTAGAAAAAGATCGTGACCTTGTTGTCAAAGGCCCAAAGACTAGGAAGTCTAAAGGTTTTACTGAGTTGGAAGAGAATGCTGGTCCTGATCAGATTGTCCTGACTGAAGTAGAATACCATGTAGCTCACCGTATGGCGACAGAGACACTGAAGAACCCGGTGTGCGAGAAGTCTTTGCGTCACAAGGATCGTCAAAATGAGGTCTCTATCTTTGCAGAGTGTGAACGTACCGGGCTAGTGCTGAAGACCAGACCAGACCTTTACATACCCTCAGAGGGGGCTGTGTATGATGTTAAGACTACTCAAGACGCTAGTCCCCTTGGATTTGCTAAAGAGTGCTGGAAGTACTCCTACGACATACAAGCAGCATTCTACATCTATACCTGTCGAATGGCGGGTATTTCTGTGGACAAATTTAAGTTCATTGCCGTGGAAAAAGCGGCTCCCTATGCCAGCCATATGCATATCGTAAGCCCCAACTTATTGGATAATGCTACCGAGAATATGCACAAGGTGTTGGCTACAATAAAAGAGGCAACCGATAAGGAAGATTTTGGCACGGGCTGGGGTGAGTATTCGATCCTTGAACTCCCCAAGTGGCGATAAAAACCTCAAGTGCCAAGGCGAAGGGCAGACGACATCAGCAATGGACTAGGGATAAAATACTATCCCTGTTTCCCAAAGCACTCCTCCCCGACGATGTCAGAAGCACTTCTATGGGCTCTGGCGGTGAAGACATACAACTAAGTCCAGCCGCCAGACGCTTATTTCCATATTCAATCGAGTGCAAAGCGTTCAAGTCATTCGCCATCTACAAAGTGATGGATCAGGCGGCAGAGAACTGCCCCAAGGGTGCAGAGCCTGTGGCTATCATTAAGGGTGACCGTCAAAAGCCCTTAGCTGTTATGGACGCGGAGCATTTTTTCAAACTAACGAAAAAAGGCAAGAAATGAAACTTCCTGAGAATACAATTCAAATTACTATGACCGTAGATCAAGACGATGATCTTCTTGAGGTGTCTTTAAATGAGAGCCTTAGCTCTTCGATGTCTGACGAACAGGAAACCTTCTACTTAGACCTGTGCAACGGCCTGATGGCTAAACTGAATACAAGTCTTGAAGAGTTTATAATTACGGGCAGGCTCTTGCGTAGAATATCTATGCTAGAGGACGAACTCTATGAAGACAGGGACGGCCTAGAAGTAACCTTTGAGCCTTCCGAAGAGCTTCTGGATGCCATGCGTCTAAATTCAGATGATAACGTATTAGCTTTTAAGAAGAAGCTACACTGATGGCTACAGATATGGTGAACAGCCCGTCCCACTACAATCATACCATTGAGTGCATCGACGCCATGAAGGCTATGACAGAAGGCGGTAAAATACCCCCTAAAGTCTTAGTAACTCCGCATCAGGCACACTGTTGGCAGACTGTTTTTAAGTACCTTTGGAGATGGCCATACAAAAACGGCCTAGAAGATCTTAAAAAATGCCGCTGGTACTTAGATCGATTAATTCAGGAGATAGAAAAATGATTACACAGGAGGATATTGACGCCTTTAAAGTATACAACCCGCCTTTATCTACCATGCAGCAACTTGTGACTGACTTTGCCCTACGCATGGATCAACCTATCAACCAGCCGTGGCTTAAAGATAAAGACCTAGAGGATTTCCGTTGGGGTTTAATTCAAGAGGAATACGGCGAAGCTTTTGATGAAAGCTGTAACCAAAATAATCCTGCAGATATGTTCAAGGAACTGATGGATATTTTGGTCACCGTAATTGGTTACTGCGTGACGTATGGGTGGGATGTAGAACAAGGCTTCCGCTTAGTTATGGCATCAAACATGAGCAAATTAGGCGTAGACGGCAAACCTCTAAAGAACGCTTCAGGGAAAGTTCTAAAGGGACCGAATTATAAACCAGCAAATTTAAAACACTTAGTGGAGACCAATTAATGAATAACTATTTACCAACCGATTATCAAACCTTTATCGCAACCAGCCGCTACGCACGGTGGATTGAGGAAGAAGGTCGCCGGGAGACTTGGGGCGAGACAGTATCTCGCTACATGGAAAACATCGTAAGACCTGTTGCGGGTGACGATAGCTATATAAAAGATATCGAACAGGCTATCCTCAGTCTGGAGGTAATGCCCAGTATGCGGTCACTAATGACAGCGGGTCCAGCGGCAGCGCGGGATAACACCTGTATGTATAACTGTAGCTACCTAGCCGTAGATGACCCGAAGGCCTTCGATGAGGCTATGTTCATCTTGCTGTGCGGAACTGGGGTGGGCTTCAGTGTAGAGCGTCAGTGCATTGAAAAACTCCCTGAAATTCCTACACTCTTCGACAGCGACACTATCGTCATGGTTAAGGACAGTAAGGAAGGTTGGTCTAAGGCTTTCAGGCAAGTTCTGGCACTCCTCTGGGCTGGTGAAATTCCTAAGTGGAATGTTGAAAAGGTACGGCCAGCGGGTGCGCGATTGAAAACCTTTGGGGGCAGGGCATCTGGACCCGCTCCTCTGATCGATCTGTTTAACTTTGCAGTTAGCACTTTTAAGGAAGCACAGGGTCGTAAACTCTCATCTATTGAGTGCCATGACCTCATGTGTAAGGTCGGTGAAATAGTAGTCGTAGGCGGCGTTCGTCGTAGTGCCATGATTTCATTGAGTAATTTGTCAGATGACCGTATGCGCCACGCCAAGAGCGGTAAGTGGTATGAGCAAAACCCGCATAGAGGGCTGGCTAACAACTCTGTGGCCTACTCTGAGAAGCCTGACAGTATGTCATTCATGCGTGAGTGGATGGCTCTGGTGGAGTCTGGTTCAGGTGAACGGGGCATCTTCAATCGACAGGCAGCAAAGGTGCAGGCAGGTCTAAATGGTCGCCGCAAATCAGATGCAGAATTTGGTACAAACCCTTGTTCTGAAATAATTTTATTACCAAGTCAGTTTTGCAACCTCAGTGAAGTAGTGATCAGGGCTACAGATACGCTGAAAGACTTAGAACGGAAGGTACGCCTAGCTACGATCTTAGGTACTATACAGGCTACCTATACAAAGTTCCCTTACTTACGGAAGATATGGGAGAACAATACCTCTGAAGAGCGTCTGCTTGGTGTCAGTCTCACAGGTATTATGGATAACCCTTTAATGACTACTGCTAATAGTGGACTTGATAAAACTTTGAGGCATTTAAAAGATGTTGCTATTAACACTAATGCTGAGTGGGCTGAACGCCTTGGCATCCCTGTCGCTGCTGCTATCACTTGCGTTAAACCTTCGGGTACAGTATCACAACTTGTTGATTCCGCCTCTGGTATTCATGCTAGGCACAGCCCCTATTATATTCGTACTGTTCGTGGTGATAACAAAGACCCACTAACACAGTTTATGATAGATCAAGGCATTCCCAATGAGCCAGAAGCATTTAAGCCTGAACAGACTACCGTGTTTAGTTTTCCAGTAAAATCTCCAGAGGGGGCAGTATGTACCCCAGACACCACTGCGATTGAACAGTTGAAGATGTGGTTGATGTATCAACGACATTGGGCGGAACATAAACCTAGCGTGACTATCAACGTCAAAAAAAATGAGTGGTTTGATGTGGGAACATTTGTTTATAAGAATTTTGATGAAATGAGTGGGGTTAGCTTTCTGCCATTTGCTGAACATACTTACCAGCAACCACCGTACCAAGATTGTTCTAAAGATGACTATGAAACTCTCCTATCTGTTATGCCTGAAAAGATTAATTGGGCGGACTTATCAAAATACGAAAAGGAAGACACTACTGTCGCTATGCAGACTATGGCGTGTAGTGGAGACAGTTGTGAATTAGTAGATATCTCTGCTTAAATATCTTATTTTCCTATAAAAAAGCCCCCAGATCACTTGACCTGAGAGCATAAAAACACTAAATTAATTCTCGAATAGGGCTAAAGATTGGTCGCCTTGTTCGTTGGTTGGAAACCCCTGCTTTGGTTGGCGGGGGTTTCTTCATTACTGGATACCCAAACCCATCATTTGATCGTCTATGCTTACTGTTGGGTTTGTCTGATCTTGAGTATTACCTGTGACGGCACTGGGATAGGCAGTGCGCATAGTACTCATACTTTCTCCTACTTTATTGACCGCAGCGGATGATGCGGCAGAAACTGAGCCGGAGATACCTAGTTCTTTCAACCTCAACGAATACTCTTTTGCAGATTGGAACGCGGTCTTCCTTAGTGTCGGGTTTTTGGAGAACATACTGGCAAGCAGCTTCGGCTGTTTAAGTAGATTTTGCATTTCTACAGCCTGTTTACCTAAAGGGAACTGATCGATGTATTTCTTGAAGAATGCAGAACCAATAGCCGCTGCCTGTAGGCTGGCATTACCAGAGCCAAACAGTACACCAGCGTTAGCACCCGCTAGTCGAGCAATGTTTTTCTGGATGTCGGGGGTCTCTGCAATAGCTCTATCAAAGATCTTAGGGTCTCGTATACTCTTTTCAATTACCAAACCTTCGCTGAGTAAGTTAACTATAGCTTCCATCTCACTAGCTTCTAGAATCCCGTTGTTTACCATGACATCTAATACGTTGACATCTCCCTTGCGCCCACTGACAGGCTTTAAAAGGTTTTCAGATATCTTGAGCATATCAGGGCTACCGTCACTTTTAACAGCACCTCTAAATAACTCATCCATTGCAGCATTTCGGAAATCTATTTTAGCGTCAGGAGTAATAGCTTCCTTGGCCAACTTACTAAAAGTTTCTACCGGGGTGTCTGTAGAGAGAGCCTGACCAATAGCCTCTGGTAGCTTCTCGTTGTTAGCAGCCAAGCTTAGGTCTTCCACAAGTCTGTCGGAAGTTCTTTGTGCATCATGTATGGATAGTATATCATCCCGAAGGTTAGGGAACTCAGCAATCAGCTTCTGGTTATTTTCCATAAAGGTGGTTAAAGCTTCCGGCGTAATGACATTGTCTATGCCAGCAAGCTCTCTAACCTTACCTCGTAGAAACTCTTCCTGCGCTGCCGACATATCATCCCCTAGACTTATAGGAGTGTTGTCAGCCTCAGTAGTAAGGGCTTGCTGGTTAGGATCGCCACCTTCGTTTAGGACAAACTCTTCGTCAGGGGCTTCCGTAGTATTACGATTATAGGTAGCTCCTTCGGGACGATTAAACATCTCATCCAATCTTGAGCCGTCTTGAGAACCTTCGGGAGGGAATATTACTGTGCCATCGTCGGTAGTAAATCCTTCTCCAGCTTGTCCTGCTGGATAAGAAGTATTCTCTGGGTAAATTACACCTTCATTAGTGGCTACATCTCTACCGCCTGTGGGACCACCCTCCGGGGCAGGTAAACTTCCAGCATCTGCATCAGCCGCATCACGGGCGCGTATTGCGTCCACACCGGGAGCTACTTCGTCTGGGAACTCAGAGGCCTCTCGTAAGTCTTGAAACTTGTTGTTGGCCTGATCTCCTCCGGCATTGAAACCTTCTTCAAGTAGTTCACTATCTCTAATACTAGTACCACCAAGCTTCTCGGTTGAGAGAGCATCTTTAGTAAAATACCTAGTAAACCTTTTGTTAAGCTGGACACTAAATCCACGAGCTAATTCAACGGCATCCCCGGCAGCACCTTCCAGCTTATTAAGCTCATCGATACCTGCACCAGCAAGTTCATCGAATAGACCTGCTTGGAAGTAGTCATCTGAAGCACCAGCCTTCCTTGAGTTGGAAAGCATAATAGAACGGAACTTTAGAATTTCGGATACGGAAAGACCTTTACCAGATTTAATTTTCTGGCTCATTGCATTGATGGCCTCATCAATCTGACCACCGCCAGCAATGGTCATACCATCCAAAAGCTTATCACTATAGATTTTATCAATGACTTCTGAGATGGCGTCACCAGATACTACCTGACCACCGTCTATGCGGCCCCATAGATAAGTCTCCATCTCACGCATATTGGTTTTTGCGCTAAACAAAGTCTTCTGCGCCAATACGGATGCAGCCGCTTTGTCTGAACCCATTATAGCCTTCATAGCTTCTGCTACATTACCAGTGGCGTTGGCTAGGGTAGCATCGATCATAGAGGAGTAGGCCCGTGTCCTGAGTGCCTGCGCAGCGGCAGTGTTACCTGCCCGTGCCAGTAATTCAGATACCTCCAGAATACCTGAGATAGCTTCATTAGCCGTATTCATAGTTTCTTGTCTAAACTGAGGGCTTTGTCCCATCATCTCTTTTTGCATCGACTGCAATACGGGATTTGTAGTTAGATTACCTACGGACATACGGCCTACTGCTTCAGGAGTATTTTCTCCAAGAGCCAGCGCAGCTTCAATATCTGAGCGCATACGTTCAACTGTATACAACTCAGCCTCTGCCCTGAGAGAGTTTGCTAGTTCAGCATCTCCGTTTTTAGCAGCGACTTCCGCCTCTTTTAATAAAGAAGTTCTACCCTGATCTGCGGCCTTTAGAATTTGTTCATATGCACCCATACGGGCGGCATCACTACTTAGACCCTTCATAACCTGATTACCTAAAGATTTTACTCCTTGGTAAGCCATAGAAGCGGGGCTGTATTTTGCTATAGTAGATGCGTTACCGCCTACGAGAGCGCCCAGTACTTCTGCACCAGCCATCACATAGGGATTGTCTCCAAAGTCCAGTACCTCGGCGGTTGCGGCGGCACTAGCTGCACCTGTAGTGGCTGCGGCTTCCGCAGTTAAGAACGCCTTGGGATTATTGCGAATGCCCTGCATCATAGGATTAGAAAGACCAATCCCTGACTTCGCGGCTTTTAAAGCAATTGCTGTTGGAGCTAGATTTTCCCCAACAACCCGTCCCGCAGTATAGTACCCCCGGTAGTCATCGGGGACTTCTTCTCGGCTGACAAATTTAGTCTCAGGAAGACCTACGGCTCTTTCAACTGGATTAACGACAGTTTCTATACCGCTGCGTATTGACTCGGCTCCACCAAATGGTTTGGTGCTGGAGAACAAGTAGTCCTCTGGATCAGTACTTAATTCTGTACCTGCCGCATAGTTAATACCCTTACGCACACCACCCTCAATGGCTTGTTGTGTAGAATTTAATATATCTACAGGTAAGCCTATCAAGTTAGTTAGACCTGTACCTGCACCCGCTATAGCGGCCTCTGCGCCACTGTCGATGTCAACTCTAATTTGCTTACCTGAAGTGATAAAGTCTAAGAGATCACTGGAATTTACTCCCGCTTCTATCGCAGCCTGTAGGTCTAATACATCTTCGTTTACGTTGAGTGTCCCACCACCATCCTTGACTAGGATATCTAATATTTCCTGATCACTAGCTCCATCTGATCTAAACTTTTTAATCAGGCCCACATCTATTTCATTTGCCATTAGTTGGTTTCTCCAGATGTTTTATTTGGGTTTGATATAAAGGAGTTAGGCAGAGCAACTGGCTCAACTGAACCCTCAAAAGCCTCCAACACCGTAAGATATGTTTTCTCTAATTCCTTCAAAGAAGCTCTGGTGATCGTACTCTGAGAAATTTGAGCTTTTGCAACTGTGTTAGACTTGAGCGCCTTGTCGAGAAGTTTTAGACTTGTTTGAATACTACGAAGAGTTTCAACAGTCTTGTTCCTAGCTTCAATTGGACCCTCAAACACACGGGCGGGTTCAGGTAGAGTTGCAATAATTTGTTGCTTGTTCCAAACACTATCTCGCAAACCTCCAGCGGTAGCGGCTGCTAGGTTGATAAGAGTATTCAGGCGAAGATTACTCATAAAGGTAATTGCTTTGTTTTGCTCGGCTCTAAATTCTGCCCCAAATATATCACCAGCTTTACCTGCAAGCTTGTTAAGCGCGCCGCCTAGACCAAATGCTCCTTCTAGACCCGTTAAGTCTTCTACTTGTATTTTAAAGGACTCATTGTTTTGTACTTCAGCGGCGGTGAAAGTAATTTGCTCACCATTCACTGTCAGTGTTAAGCCGTCTTCTTTCCAGTTAGGGTTAAATTGGCTGTACACTGCATCAAGGCTGTCCAAATTGCTTTGTTGTTCCGTGGGATTTCCAGAGGAAACTTGCTCAGAAGTACCCTGACTGATGTCAATGACTATAGGCTGACCTGCAAAGTTGGTAGATACTTTAAGTACACCGTTTTCAATTTGCGCCGCAGTCTTACGATCAACGTCTAGATCGGCCATAATCTGGGCAATGCCATCTAGTTTAACTCCGCTCCATCCTTCTTGTTCCAACTGCTTTTGTTGTTCTTGATCTAGTACTTTTATTTCTTTTCCGTCTTTGTAATAAGTACGGGCAACGTATTTTTCTTCGTTGGTTTTAACTATGCTGAAGCCCATTGCTAAAGCGTTTGACATTTCTAAGGAATCTACAACTCGTATTTCTTTGTTACCGTTATAGAGGGTACGAGGTACAAAATCTTTTACCGTAGCTGGCTTAACCTCGCCAAAGCCTGCGGTAGTATACCTATCCATGTCGGCCTTTGTGAATACTTGCACCTGTTTACCATCATCTGAATACAAAGTCCGACTGCTAAATTTAGGTGCGTCCGCAGGTTTAATTACACTGAAGCCCTCGTCTATTGCCGCATCCATTTCAGTTTGACTTTGTACTACTTGCTCAGTGCCGTCCTCTTCTTTGTACAGAGTGCGTGGTTTGAACTCTACGGCGTCCGCAGGTTTTGCGGCTTGCCATCCAGAAGCGATAGCCTCGTCATATTCTTCATTGGAGAATACTTTTAGTTCTGCACCATCTTTGTAAACAGATCTGCTTTCGAAATCTTCTTTAGCCGCAGGCTCAACAGGGGACCATCCGCCTGTAGCAAGGGCTGCGTTAAGATCGCCTTGATTATATACCTCCAGTTTTTTTCCATCTTTATACAAGGTTCGTGGTGCAAAGTTAGGCGTGTTGGCAGGTTTTTGATTATTCCAACCATCGTCTAAAAGTTTATCTAATTCTTCTTGAGTGAAAACTTCTATCGAAGCTCCTTCTTTATAGACTGATCTTTTCTGGAATTTAGTTGGGGCGGCTCCTTTTACTAGGCTAAAGCCCTTTGCTAAAAACGAGGCTTCCTCTTCAGCGGTACGGGCGGTAACTTCACTTCCGTCTGGCTTATACAAGGTAGTAGGTTCATATGTCTTTGCGTCAGTCAGAGAAGCAAGTCTACGTTCTAGCTCTGCCCTACGTTCTGAAGTAATAGAGGAGTCACTAAGCTCAAAGCGAACTTCATCAAGCGCCATACTTAGTACGTCTTTTCCTCGGCTACCGCCAAATTCTATAGTACCTGTGCCTTTTTCCTGTTTGAGTATATCTTGCGTCTGCTTATCCACATCGCTCTCAGGCAACATATCAAATGGAACTTCGCCGGGAGCTACTTCCATAGATGGCACAGTACCCGCACTGTAAGTACTATACTGCTTCATATGAGCATCTAAAGCAGAGAAGTCGGTAAATTTTCCGCCTTTAATGACATTCATAATTGCAGATTTATTTTGGGGACTCGCATCTTGCCCAGTACTCGTAAAATAGAAGTTTGCTAGTTGCTCACGTTCTCTTTCGAGCTTATCCTCGGCATCCTGTTTGGCCTTAGTAGCCCGTGCAGCAACCCTAGCTTCCTGACGTTTAACTCGCTCTTCCTGACGCTTCTCTTCGTCTTGCTTTTTTAAGCCGTAAGATAATTCATCTACAAAACCCTGAAAAGGATTAGACTTCTTTTGGTATCCGCCTGAAGCTATACCTGCGCGTACTCTTGCGGCCTCTGTCTTAAAGCTCATCTTCAGGCTCCTCTTCTACCATAGCACCAAGCATAGCCGCCTGTTCATCTTCAGGTGCTGCTACTGTATCAGGTCGGGTCATCAGACCCTCTACAGGAGCCTCTGGGGACGCCTCAGTGACCTGTTCGTCTGTCTGTGGGGTTGGTTCAGGTTTAGATGCATCCATAAGCCCTATAGAGGCTCTTAGCAGGGTAGGGGTGAGTACAACGCGGTCCTTATCCTCAATTCCCATCTCATACTTAATACCTACGTCCTTAGCGGCTATCTCAATGTAACGGGCTAAAGGTCCAGCAATCAGGACGGCTAGGTCGATACCTATCTTACCCTTGCTGATGGCTTGTAGAAGAAGCGTGGAGACAACGGTAGTGATGTGGGCGTCTATACCCAACATAGCATATACTACTTCAATTTGTTCTGGCTCATCGATCTTATCAATCATGTAGCCTACAGCTTCATCGTAATCGACTAAGTCAGGTGGCCTATGCCAAGAGTAATTTCGGGTATCTGCCGTAAAATTTGCGCCGGGAATAGGAGCCTCAAACCTCATCTTCCATCTCCTCTTCCTTAGCCTTCTTGCTATCCGTAGGTTCTTCCAACAAATCTTCTTCTAATTCGTCAAAGTACTCAGGGGTGAAGAACAAGCCTTCTTCACTTATCTGACTTGTGTTCATGGGCATCTTGCCCTTCATAAACATTTTGATTGATTTCTTGATTGCTTCATCAAATGTCATTGTTAATCATCCCATAATTTACCCGAAGATATCCGTTGTGATCCTCGACTACGGCCTTCGGGTGCGTCTTCTGTACCTCTTGCGCCAGTACTCCAAAGGGAGGGAATTGGTCGGCTCCAACTCGTTTGCCTTCAGCATTCCAATCCCAAGTATAAAAATTAATACCCTTCAAGGTGTCATAGTGCTGGATGTTTTCTTTCAGCCTAACGTCTGATGGTAGAAGGCTTTTTAGCCAGCCTGCGCCAGTGCTGGTCCCTAAGAAAGCGCCACCTAATTGTAGTACGCTATCCATAAATCCGCCGCCGGAAGATTGACCTGCCTGTGCGGTCATCTGTGCGGTCAACAATCTAAGCTCACGCTCCATATCGTTGTCGGTAGTCTTCCAGATTAAATCTAGTATGCTATCTGTGCTATCCCAAAGCCTATTCTGGGCTTCCTGTGTTATGTCGAGGGAAGCTTTCACATCCGCTGTATGGGCATCAACCATTATCTGATTATTGGCAGTCTCTACGGTCTGCCGCCACTTAGCATTACTTCTATCAATTTCATTTTGAAAAGTTACATTAAACTTTTGGCGGTCATTCTTCATGTCCGAATTATACTGCGCAGCGTCATTAGTTTCGCCTGCATTAAACTTCTTTAAGGCATTCATCTCAGATGAGTTGTGACGCTGTGCCGATACTGCAAGTTCACCCCAAAACTTATTGGCGTCATTTTCATTATCCGCCGTAAACAACCGCTGTGCATTGATAGCGGCAGTATTATCGAACAGGGACTGAACATAGGCGGCTCGGTTTATTACCTCTGACTGTTGCTCGTTAGTTAAGTTCTGTAGGTCCATCTGCATAAAGTTTTTGGCGTTTTGTATTGCCGCCTGTGTCTTAACGTCTACGTTGTTCATCTCTAGGTTAGATAAAACATTAGCCTTGTTGATTACTGCTTGCTGACGGTTGTCTAGATTTTTTATGGTCAGAGTTTGGAAAAAACTTGCATCCTTTTCGGCCACTCCCAGAGTAGCTTCCATAATTGCATTACTAAAAGCTGCCGTTGCCGCAGTACCTGATATACCATTAAAGGCTACAGATTTTGAGGCATCTCGGTGCATAGACTGCGCCCAAGCGGGTATAGTAGGATTGCCGTTAGAGTCTTTAAACTCTTCCGATATAATCTTCATTTGACCTAAGACAGTAGCCTTAGAGTCGGTGTAGTTGCCTTCACCTAGCTTCTGGGCAAACAACTTACCCGATACCGTACTTGTATCAATCACAGAACTAATGTCTTGAGAGGCAAAATCATTTAGAGCCTCGCCTAGAACACTGCGTGTGCCGTCTGCATTTACACCAGTGGCCGCACCTTCGATGTCGGTAATCAGGTCATTGGCAGCTACTACTGCATCATCACTTACTGTCCCAGTGACTGCGGTTACCATTTCTTTGTCAGTAAGCTCTGACATCTGGGCGTCATAAGTAGCTGTGTCTGGTTGCACTACGTCTGCTACTGTGGCTGCATCGCCTGTAGAAGTGGCAGTGAACCCGTCATTTTCACCTAGACTGTACCTCGGATCATTGGGGTCTAGAAGTGTACCTTCCGCAGTCGCATCGATGGTCGGCATAATGTCTGCCAGTTTAAGACCCCTATCATTTAAAAACTTATTAGGGTCTGCAATTATAGCCTTCATGTCTTCTTGTGACTGTATAACTCCGGCTGCTTTAGCCATCTCCAGTATTTCGTCGGAATTGGTTTCTACATTACTAGGTGGTTCTGTGGCAGCGTTATCTTCGGCCTCTGCCAAAAGCGCATCGGCTTGGTCATCATTACCCTGATCTCGGAGATCTTGAGCCATCGATGCGTAGCGAGTAGTTGATTGGTCATATCCGTCAGTGCCGGGATAGTTACCATTTGCATCCTGTGTTAATTTATCAACAACCTTACCGTCTATAATCTCAACTTCGTAGGGCTGTCCAAGAACATTGTAGGAATAAGACATCCCGCCTTCGCCAGCTTTGGTATATATTTGCCGCCCACCAATTACACTGCCATTTTTAATGTCGGCCTCTGGATCAAGGCCATTTACCCAGCCCATGAGTTTACCAGCTACAGTAGCCACTGCCGTCACAGGTGTAGCAAATCCTAGAATGGAAGCTATTGTGCTGGGGGCTGAACCCGTTGGTACAAAGTCGTTGTTTGTAGTACCTGAAATGTTATCGGAATTTGTATTGATGCTATTCATGGAACCCGTGTAAATGGAGTTACCCTTGTCATCGCTACCATATCCGCCAGAGGAGTTTTGCTGAACCACCGTACCTGCATTACTACCACTGTCATACGTCAATGTACCGCCAACATACGAAGCCCCATCAGTCGGAGTAAACGTATTAGCCACACTCTCAGTGAAGCTGTTGCCATCGCCAATAGTATCTGCCCATAAACCCATCAGATTTTATCCTTTTCCTCATTACATCTACGGATACGATCACGAAGGTAGATGTAGTTTTTGACAGCCTCATCGATTGCCGTAGCCTCGGCGGGAAGACTTTCTAATTCGTCAGCTAATTGGTTGTTGAACCGCTCATCGTACTGCTTGATTTGTGGGCAGTAGATTTCAAGCTGGGTTCTATAGACCGTTTTTGCGCAACCTGTCAGTGACAGAGCGGCGGTCAGTAAGAGTATCGCTCTCATTTTCAGACATCGCCTTATAAAAATCAGACGCCTTTTTCTGCGCCTGTAGTTCATCCGTTAGAACTTTGTTCTTTTCTTTTGCCCGCCCTTTGATCTGCCCGAAGACGTAGATAATGGGCAGGGCCAATGCTAAAGTGGCAATGATGTACATCTTAATCTTGCCGAAGATGAACATCAG